TTGGGGGCAAACCTTCGTAGCTGCATTGCCTTTTTTCGTCTGGCGGATATAGATAGAGCTTCGTCTAAAGGGCCATCTTTCTGCCAGGCGTCGAAGGATTTCATTGTTATTGGCCTACTACCCAGACGAGGACTTCCCCACCACTTGTCGGGCTCGATATCAATTCAACAACAAGCCATTGACCACCGGAATCTAATCCATCATAAGAGTTAGATAAAGTACCCAATTCTCCACAATTAGTTGTGGTGGTCTCCAGAAGGGCACCACCTACCCTTATAACTTGTGTACTTTTACAAGTAGAATCCGTACAAAGTTTAACTCGAACGTCGGGCACGTTATCCGCTGCTGCGGCTCCTATATCACCATCTATACATATTAGGGCAGTAGAGCTAGAAATAAACAACGGAGCAGAAACACACTCTCCCGGATCGCCTTCGGAACACGCATCTGCTGTTCCATCTTTATTCATTCGCACAACTCCACCATTATCATAAAATGCCATATAAAATTTTTGATGCCTTCTTATTGATTGTCCTCCTCCCCGAGTAGGAACAAATCTAGCCGTTACGGCCACATCAGAATTCATAGAACCAGAAGCAGGCAGGTCTAACATCCACTTATGGTCACTATCTGCTCCTCCTACAGCATCCTGGTCGGCCCAGATAGAATAGGGAAAAAATAAACACAACCCAGTAATCAATAATCGTTTTAACATCTTTTAAATTCCTTTTTTATTTATCTGGTAATCCTGTAACTCTTAGTATAGAAGTCCAGGCAGCAGTTCCTGGGTCACCTCCAAATGTATCTCCCAATACCATATAAAAGGTCTGTCCACCAGCTGACGAGAATTTCGGCGTGCCCAGGGTCTCAGGACCTAAAACGGTGCTGCATATATATTGGCCTTCAACTGCCGACGAAAGCCATCCGGTTGCAGCCTTCAACACAGACGTTTTTGCCGAACAACTACTATCGGCACATAAATATGGAAATATTCCGGGAAAATCAGTTAACCCCGGCGCGGAGCCCTGCGGCACAAGCATTGCACATAAAATTGCACCAGAAGCCTCTATGTACAAAGGAGAGGAAACACAGGTGACGGGAGAACTACCATCTCCGGCAGCCCCTGCACCATTATCATCCTGCGAAAAATTACGATAACAATTTGGACACGTTCCAAAATCGCTGACTTGCAATCCATTTCCCGTCATAGGATAACATTGATCCGCCGAATCAACTAGATCATCCCATTGTAAAGAATAATATCTATGCCATTCATCCCCGGCAGGCAGTTGATGAGTAAACGCATAATAAACTGTTTGTCCTGCTCGCACATAATTTATACCGTCTGAATTAACAGGCGCGGCAATATGCCCACCGTTAGGAGTATCAAATACCGACGTAGTTGTCCATTTATTTTCTAAGATAGCATCGCCACTTTCGGCTCCTCCCACAGAAGGCACCGCCAACGCAAACAAACTGGCCAGTAGTAGTGTTATTAATATTCTTGTTTTCATATCTCTATTTATCCCAATTTTTTATTGCAGTAAAGTTATTGTACGAGAATTCCAAACGGTCGACCAATTTGACTGCGTTTCCTTTCAGTCGATCCACAACCACATAACCCTCGTCATTGACAACCTTGTATCCAGTTGCAGTCTTGATGAAGGTGCTGGCCAGTCTGCGAGCGCCCCCGTCTAGCTTGCCGACAATGAAATCCTTTGCATCTACTATGTGCCCCTGGAACTCGATAACCTGTCGGATCGTAGGTTCTGTCTTACGAATGACCCGAAGATGCTGTCTCATCAGGGCCTCTTTTCTCTTCTTGCTGCTCGCCTGCTTTACCTTGTCTATCTGATTCGTTTTCCACCAGGCTTCAAAGTATTGTGAATAGCCTCGCGTGTGCGCGCGTGCATTGGTAATCTTTTGCCCTTCACGAACCTTTGTGTTGTTGTAGGTCTTGAGAGAAGATCCAATGGCTGCACCAGCCAGTTGCCGTTGTAGATTTAAAAACGCAGCAAGGTCACGAGAGTTGATTCTCTGAAAAACTTTTCCTGCGCGAGAAAGATAGCGGGTGATCTCTGTGGTTTCTTTGGCAGTAAAGAGCATCTTGCCCGAGACATCGCGATAGCTTGCATCATCATACCAGACATTTCGGCTCTTCTTCAGCCCGGACACATCTACCCCGAACGAGGCTTTCATGTCAGCCAGAGTAGGGCCACCTGTATAGGTCGTATGCCATACAACACCCATCTTGGCTGCCTTCAGTTTCGCAGCCAGAGGCGAACCTACGGGAACTGCATAGACGATTGTGTTGGGTTGGAAGGTCAGATAGTCTTCTCCACCAATTGTTGTGTTCTCGAAATCTCCTTGTGTGAACATCATGTCGCCCTGAAGGACACCTTTGATCCCAAGAGAGGATAGTTGTTTCAGAGCCACAACCAACTTATCTCTCAGCCCTCCAGAGTAACCATGCTTGTCGAGATCGGAAACGCTCTTGATCACTTTAGGGTTCTTTGCAAACACACCCTTTACACCTACGAAAAACTTCCCATCTTCTGGGTCGATTCCTGCAAAAACAGCAGGAGCTCCATCCCACTTGACAGAGATGTCCACCTTTCCTCTTGACTCTCCTGCAAACATGTCGCGAAGAGACTGGACGAAATTGATGGCTGCTCTTCCCCCAGGCACACCGAAGTTCAGGATCTCATCTTCGATATGTTCAAGATGAAGATTCTTGCCTGCTGCGGCTGCTTCTGATAGTATGTGTTGTGTAAAGGTTTGCATTAAATTTTAATCTTCTCCGCTTCCGTAGACTATAAAACCACCAGTCTTTAATTGACTACCTAATTTAGTTGGTTTTGATTTTGCAATAACAATACGACGATTATCTTCTCTTTTCCCCTTAGCCTCACTCCACGCCCATTCCCCAGGGTCTTGGCCTCTACTTTTTACCGCCTTTGCGCTCTTTGATATTGGAGGACCAAAAAATCCTTTATATTTTTTTGAATTATATTTTAGTGATGAATAATTAGTGGAAACAGAAATCTTACCAGTTTTTTTATCAAGAGCAATATCATCAGGTGTCACAAACAATTTATGTGTTCCGTCGCTATTTTTTTTGGTGGTATCTACTACTTGGTATATTCTTCTTTTTCTAATTCTATAAAAAATATCAAACTTATCAGCATAATCAGTAGCTTTTGTCAAGGTACCATTAACTGTTAATTCACGTTTACTATGATTCCAGCCTGGAAATCCTTTAAGGTCACCAGATTGTCTTACGCCTCTTACCTCCATAGGACCAACATACATAAAATCAATAGGTCCGCCCATATCTTCGTTTCCTACAAGGATAGGTTTTTTATATTTTACATCTACCTCAATGAACATATCAGTTCCACGACTTCCTTTTCTATGTCCTTTTGTATTTAAAAAGGTAGCACAGGCACCAAACAATTTTTTACCAATTTCTGGAACAATACCTTCTAACCCAGAAAGTCCTCCTCCGGCAACAGAAGGTGCCGATTCGCCTTTATTAGATAAATTAACAACATCACTAAAAGTTTGTCTATCGGTGTTTCCGCTCCTAGTTCTATGCAAAACATCTCTAAAAATTTCAACGTCTGTATAAGGTTCGCTCCCAGAAGCTGCCCTCCCAGGATATTTTCGTGCCCCTTTAACTTTAGTTAATTTGGTTCCGTTTTTATCAATTAAAGTAAATGGTTCCTGGCCATTTTTATTATAAGCCATATTAATGAGCCTAACTAAACCATTTTCTTGACGCTCAAAATTTTGACCTGCCATTTATAATAATCTCCATTCAAAACCTTCTACTATTTATAAGAAACTATAGACTCCTTTACCCTCTTCTGAATACACCACTCCCTTGAGGTCAAACGTAGCAATTGCTCGCTGACATCCAATGCACGGTTTAGACAGCCCCCATATTAACGGGGTGCCCGGACCATCTTCGTGCTTAATGCGACAAACGTAAAGGGTCGCCTTCGAGAGTTGCTTCTCGGTTAGATGCCTGCGCGCAGTTCGTATGGTGTCCGTCTCTGCATGAAGAAAAATGGCATCTTCGTTTTTTGAATACTTGGCCTGAAAGGGGTGCGATCTCTTTTGATTAATGCCCACAGAAACCACTCGATTCTTGTAGACAATAGCGGCCGCAAGCCGCGCGCCCGTCGAGAACGAATTACGATCTAACCCCTCGGCCACAACCGACAGAAGGTCAAGGACCTTCTCATGCTTATCCATAATATATTATGTTCCTTGTTCAATCCAATACACAACTTGCTTTAGGAGGCGTTTCATCACAGGATGGTTTACATCATAGTCGAACGCCTCGAAGTAGTTTTTCAATGTGGGCGACTTTGCCCTGGGTATCTTACTAGCCCGTTTGAGTAATTTGGTCGGATCTGTTCTTGGTGAAAGTTTTATAAGCTCCATCATAATGCAATGAGCATGAGCCTTGATCTCTTCTGTCGATCCAAAGTATTCTTGGTTCTGCTTTATGTGAGGAACCTTGGACTTACTGGCATAGACCTTGCAATGGTGATCTTCCCATTCCTCACCAGGGATGACCATGTAAGAACATTGCTCTTTATGGATCAATTCATGCTGAAGAACCTGAGACAAATCGAATCTCAGGTTATTCCACTTTGCCTTTGTAATACGGCAGCGGCGAGAGTCAGAATTATAGTTCAGAAAAATCTCTATCTTCTGCCTAACTCTCCAGGGCGAATGTGCACCAGTAATGATGATCGTGTTCTTAGGAACTAAGTCATCAAATACAACTTCTACTTTTACCCCAAATGGTCTGAAACATTGTTGGATGATTTTGCAATGAGACGCGCTATTTGTTTTGCCCACAATCTGATAGGCAATCTTATCTAAGGCGGCTTCTACTTGTCCTCCAAGTTTCATTACATCCTCCTTGATATATTAAACTGGGCGGAAGGGGCGGGAAATGGAGGTGTACTTTCATACTTCCCCACCCCTTCCGTTGCGCCGATGCTGACAGGAACCCCTTTACGATAATACCTAGGATATTACCAACCTGCCTTCCCAAAGCCGACTACTACGAATCGGCTTTCACATCCTCTGCCTCTTAGAGGCAAAAGCATCGCGCAAATTTGTATTGCTCCTATTGATTAGTGGCGTTGCCCAGATTGGCACCTAGCCCATTAACTAGCTTGAACAAAAAGTCGGCAATTGCGTTGTCCGACGTGTTTGGTGTGAGCGTAGCAATTAAAGCAAAAGTGCCCACAACCTGTACTAATATTTCTATGTACTGAGGAAGGGCGGCTATAATAGCATTAAAGTCCATTATTATCTCCTTTATCTTATCCCAAAATGGGATTTGATTACTGTTTATTTATATCATCTGGTTTTACTGCGCCCGATTTTTGGGGATATAAATCAGACAAGATATTAAAATTAGTCACTTTATCAGGTAAAGCAAAATGTAAATACGAATGGAGAAGATACTTAGGACCAGAAACGACTGGGGTTCCTGCATGAGGAAACATCCACATCGGCGGGAATATCAACAAGCTACCTGCCTTGGGCTTTACATAATAATTTAAATCAGTAAAGTGTGTTTCTCCTCCCTCTTCGACATCATTCAGATACCAAAACATTGACAAGAACCTTTTACAAAATCCTAAATTACCAGCATCAATGTGCTCATCAATGCGCTCATTTGTATCTGGCAAATATCTCTTAATTCTAAAACCTTCATATCCAAATTTTCCAGGTCGTAAATGATTCGGATAGCCCAAATCATTGAAATATAATTTCACATACTCTGCAATCTCAGACCTTAACCTCGCTCCATATTTTTCTCGCCAATAAGGAACTATCGTAAAATCAATTTCTGTAAATTTTTTATATAGTTTTTCGTTCTTTTTTGTCACAACAACTGGATCATCCTGACCCGTAGACATTTGATGGATCCAATCTTGTTCAAATTCGGCAACAAGTTCATTGCAAAAATTTGGATCCAATGCATTATCATAAACCTTAACATAATCCAAAAGATTTGGGTTACCATTCACATCTATCATACTATAACCTCTGAAAAGTCTTTTCGTTCTTTTGCCATGCGTTGACCAATCGAGCTTCGATCCATGGCCGGAACATCTTCATCCGAAGATATGTCTTCTTGGGCCAATTGGTCGACATCATACAATCTCATTTTTGTTCTATCTACACCAATAACAAATCTCGAATTTTTTGTTATATCTCCATATCTATTCTTTAATGTCTTGACCATAATCTGATCCAATTGCTGCAACTCTTCGGTCAAGATCAAGGCAAGAAATAAATCCGCAGTAGCAGGAAGCCCCCAACTCTCGGCTACATTCTCCATGCCTACATCCGAACTAGAAAACCCATCACGATTAATTTGTGTAGCTGTAAAAAGGGGAAGAGATCGTTCTACTGCAAATCCTCTTAGCTCTTCTGCAATGCTCTTTATGTATGCATACGAATTTATATTACCACCCGGCTTAACTCTATTAGAAATGCAAATGTTAATATAATCAATAATCAAAACATCTGGTTGAAAATTCTTCTTCATCTTCAACTCATTCAACAAATGTCTAAAATGAGAAACCCCCGCCTGAGCAGTAGGATATTCCTTAATTATCAATTTACCAATAGTAGAATCACGAACCTTTTGAACCTTCTTGTCGTACATATCTTTAGAAAGATCACGAAGATCTTTTATAGGAACATTCAACAAGTTTGCATCAATACGTTCTGAAATTCTTTCCTCTGCCATCTCTAGTGTAATATATAGAACATTTTTTCCTTGTGTCAAATATGAAGCCGCAAAATGGCACAACGCCAATGTCTTGCCTATACCAGGACCAGACATCAGAACATTTAAGGTCTTGTCACAAATTCCTCCCTCTGTAATCTTATCAAAATATTCTAAACCAAATGGGATATGAACTTCGCGATTGTGATAAAATTCATAACGATCATCGGCGTCTTCTAGATAGTCATGCCCGACATGTGTGTCAAACGAAACAGCCAGAGCATCACTCAACAGTTGTGGAATCGCCCCTTTATCTGATTTGGTATTGCCATCGAGAATCTGAATTGATTCCAATACAGCATTATATACAGATTTCTCTTGACAGAATTTTTCCGTTTCTGTCAACAACCAATCCGAATTAACGTCCTCGATAGGCAATCCTATCTCTTTCAATATCTCGGCAGCAGATGATACGTCGGCCGCATTCAAACTTTCGTCATTATCCAACTCAATATATAATGCCTCAGGAGTGGGTAGCGCATTATACGCTTCAAAAAAAATAGATATACTTTCAAAAAGAATCTTTTCTGGTCTATCTAAAAAATATTCACTCTTTAAAAAGGGGATCACCTGTCGAATATACTGCTCGTCTTGCAATAATGTTCTCAGTATTGTTAGCTCTATTCTCGACATCTTCATCCTTTACCAATATCGTTTCTTCTTTATTTTCTTCAGCCCATTTATTTACTATATCTATCAAGATTGTAGCTAATAAATCAGAAAATTCTTTTTCCTTTTCTGGTGGATATTCGACACCCTGAATATTCTTGGGAATTTTAATTATATCATACTCATATTGAATTGTTCGCGTTTTATCTGGATTGTCTCTTGAGGCAAGTTTAAACCTACCATATCGATATACCAACCCAGCAAAATCGCCATGCAATAGTTCAACACACCTATAATCTGCGTTTTTGTCGTCAGGATGATCTACAAATCGATAATTATTTTCTAATGATATGAATGTATCATCCGAATTTAAATCGAAATTGATTACTATTTCATCTTTATGAGGGCTGGAATTCTCCTTCGTCATCTTCTATTTCACTCCCGTATGTGAATTCTTTCTGGCAAATAACATCTAACTGATCGAGAATAACCTTCGTAAAATACTTTTCAGGATCCTTATATATGGCCTTTGCGAATACCTTTGTTCCGTCAGGCACTTCAATTCGCGTTGACACCTTCTTAAATATTCCATGATCGACTGCAAGATCAATCAGTCCGTAATATCTATTTAGACCGGTATCATATCGAAGCAAAACATCGACCATTTTATTCTCTTTGGTCAAACGAGACTTGTGATTCTTACAATGAATCACATGCCCAACCACTTCTGTTCCGTCCTTCTCCTTCTTGCGCGAGAGGTAGACAATGTAATCGGCTGCATACTTTAGCCCTGCACCGCCTCCCATTTCCTTCTGCGGAAACATTGAACCAATGACATCGTAGGTATGATTCGTGACCACCATGGGCACTTTAGCCCGCCCGAGCTTTAGGGTAAGCACTCGAAACGCAGCCTTAAGGATTGCAGCCCGAGTCATGTCCTTTGTCTCTTTACCCTCGGCGCTATCTTCCATCTCTTTTGTAGTTGAAAGCATTCCAAGACTATCAAGGCATAGCATCAAAGGCCTTCTATCTACCTCTTTGTCTTCCATGTACTTTTCCAAAACAACCAAAGCCTGATGGCGAAACTGTTGAACTGTGGCAACAGGAACAATCACCAACCTGTCAAGATCAATCCCTCGCTCTAAAAGCATCTTCTTTGTGATGGCCGATTCACTCTCAAAGAAAATAACACCACCCTCTGGGTTATCCTTCAAGAATTGACTAACCACACCCAAGGTAAAATAAGTCTTCCCTGTAGATGACTCGCCAGCAAGTGCGGTAATCTTATTACCAGGAAGCCCTTTGTAGATAGACCCCGAAAGCAGAGCATTTAAAATATATGAACCTGTATCAATGTATCGGTCCACATCGGCATAGGTATCCAAATACTCGTTGGTGCCTATAAGAGCCGACCCCAATGATTTAACATCATATCCCATGACTAATGCATCTCCTTAACAGAATCACAAATCCCTAATGCCAAAGCCTCTTTGGCAGTCAACCAACGATCCTCAGGAGGAAGCAAATATTCTCGAATCTTTTTGACAGTCAACCCTGTACACTTTCTGTAATGCTCAATCATTTGTTTAGTCGTAATATCAAATCCCTTTGTAGCGGCAAACAACTCATGTTCTTTCCCATACGCTCCCCACGAAAACTGATGAGAGAGAATTGACGTGTTTGGAGTTAAAAGCCTTTTCCCCTTTTGCCCAGACATGAATATTAAAAGACCGGCACTTGCAACCTCACCAATACCAATCGTTGAAATTTTACATGTCGCTCCGCGCATTACATCGATTAAAGCAAACGCATCAGTCAAAGAACCCCCTGGTGAATTAACAATCAATTTCATTTCTACCAAAGGGTCTACTTCAAATTCATTTTTTAAAATCCATTCGATTGCAGGTTTACAAGTTTCGGCATTAATACCTCCCATGAGCAAATATATTCCTTTTTGCTCTAATGTTCCGTTTTCTTCAATTATTGCGGTACTCATAATAATCTCCTATCCAAAAAAATCTTCCAACGTAGATGTTTTCTCTGCTTTCCAGCCAACCTTTTTCAGAATAACATCCAAAGGATCGACAAAGGCTTTCTGAAATTGTTTATCATAATCAATATATTTCCCCAATTCAAATTCTTTAGGTAAGGCATTGCTAATCGAAATCACCGACTCATGAATAGTATTGGGCTCTTTCAGATATACAAACTTAATCTTATCTCCGTTCTGAATCATTGGATAAACCTTAGTTAAGCCATGTTTTACCAATAGGTTATTATATACCAATGCACCCTTGACGTGAATAGGTGTTCCTTTTGTATAAACTTCTCTGCCTCCTTTGTATTTTTCTATGCCATTAATACCTCTAGGAAACGAAACATCTTCTGCTGATAGATCATAAAACTCTTTCCGAAACTCTTCGATAAATTCAATGATGTCGTCTTCGGTTTTATTCATCATAATTCTCATGGCTTCGCGAATCTTCTCTCGGCACGAACCTGGAGTAGACGATTTGACCGCTTCAATGCCCATCATCTTTAGCTTAGGTTCGGCATATCTTACACCTTCGCTATCATGCACATTCAGAACATATCTTTTCTTTGCAGTCCACAACCCTTTATCTGCAATCACCTCTCGTTTCATGAACATCTTTTGGTCATAGGCGTTTACATACTCAGCCAACACCAAATACGACATATCAATAAAAGGTTCTAATTTTTGGGAACTAATTTTATCGAGAAAATTTACAATCTTTTCTTTCGGCGCACCATTCGGAAAGACTGAATCAACGAGTTTATCGAATGTGATGTATATACTGTCAGTATCACTAGCCACGATATAATCTTCATCTTTTGTTTCCAATATTCTATTGAGATAACTATTTACCTGACTTTCAATCCATCGAATTGAAAGTTGTCCGGCTGTTGTGACAGCCTCGGCCTGGCGCGTATCATAGAATCTAAAGTATTGATTGCCCAACATACCATAGGCCGAGTTCAATTGAACCTTTCTGGCCAATTGAATATTATTATATCGCGCAATATCATTCGTGTATTTTTGATAAAGATGATTCTTTCCTTCTGCGACTGTATTAGCCTTACCGACACTTTCGAGTTTCTTTTGTGCCTCAATCATCAACTTCTTGTATTCACTTCTTTGCTCATACAACTCTTCCATCATCACAGGAAGGAATCCCCGAACATCTTTTCGGAAGAATTCATAGTTTGGCGTCACCGTCAAGTTATGTTTTTCGAGCGAACTAGTATCAAAAATCTGACCAATAATATTATCAATACCCGCAATTGTCTTGTGTGGCCCAAGGCTTAGACTATCTACCACTTCCTTTGGGGCCTGGTCTCTCGGCACCAACGTCTCTGGAGAAATATTGTACTGCATAATCAAATGAGGATAAAGTGAATTCAAGTCAAACGAAACAATCCAATTGTGCATTCCCACCATAGGTTCTTTTACATATGCGCCTGAATAAGGAGCAATCTTTTCTGTTCGATCTTTCTGGGGAATGACAACATTCTTTTTTCTCAAGTGATTATAAATCATTGCATCCCACATACGCACTTGTGAGAACACATCATTATAATTTACCTTTGCGGAATAGGCCAACGCAAGAATCATGTCAATAAACTTCATCTTGTCATCTAATTGCTCTACAAGCTCCACATCCTTGATATTATAATCAATGAATTTCTCGTAATCCTGTGCATACAATCTATGTAACGAACCATACTCGTCATATGAGAGTTTTCGTTCGCCCAATTCTACATGAGCAATATGGTCGAGTCGATAACTCTCTTGCTGTGTATATGTAAATTTCTTATACAACTCCATGTAATCGAGAATACAAGTACCGACAAGATTAATGGCGTTCTGTTCTCGCCCAAGAACAATAGCCTTACGGACGGACAAACGTCCCCAAGGGCTCAGGCGTCGAGCCATCTTTTCGTTAAATACGTTGGTAATCCTATTAACAAGATATGGAATATCAAAAAATTGGACGTTCCATCCCGTAATAATATCGGGATCTATTTTTTGCCAACATGAAATGAATGCATCTATTAGATGTTCTTCATCTTCGCATTTGATGTATTTTACATTTTCTCGTTTTGCTGTATACTCACCGCACCCAAAGACCCAAAATACGTCATTATGTTTTATTGTAATTGCAGTAATTTCTTCAGATGCCACATCAGGATCTGGAAACCCATTCTTAGAATCTACCTCGATGTCGAGATAGATGATAGAAATTAAATCCTTATCATACTCAAGGCCATTGCCGTATATGTCACCAATGTAACAATATTGAAAATTATCATTTCCGTATATCTCAAACCCACTTACTCCTTTATATTTCTTTATAAAATTTCTTGTTTCCTTAATCGAGCCGGGATTAACTGCCCCAACTTTCTTACCCTCAAGAGTAGAATACTTTGTTTCCTTGTTAGTGGGAACAAATACCGTAGGGTAGTATTCTATTTTATCGCTTCGCCGCTTACCATCCACGACGCCGCGAAACATAATATTATCACCAACGCATTGAACGTTTGTATAAAAGTTTTTCATGTATTATAGTATAGCACGTTTTTCTAAAGTGTCAACTCTTTTTTACTTGGTGTTATAATACCACTTCCATGTGCGCTGCTATATTCATTGCGTAATTCTTCTATTGGGGTAATCTCAAATAGAACATGCCTTTCATTAATAGTAACAGAATCCTCATCTGAATGAGGAATCAGACTAACCATAACCAATTTAGGAATCTTAGGATCGTCTTCCCTAGGAACCCATCTCAATACCGCAGGATCTTTAATGATATAAGCCGGTTCCAACAGGCCTGTTGCCACCTCTACAAGTTTATGCTCGACATCACCAAGAATCTCTTCGCCAGAAATCAACCTCAAAAGTTTTATGTTACTCATAATTCACTCCTCATTTGCTCCTATTTTATATGATGGTAGTTTCATTTGTGTGAGTGGTCCAACAATACCATCAGGCGTCAAACCATTCTCTTTTTGAAAAAATATAACTGACTGTGCAGTCTGTTGCCCATAAACTCCATCTACTGCAATTTGCATTTTATATGGACGTAAAAACACATTCAAATTTTTCTGAAGTGTCACAACCTCAGAACCCACGTCAAACATGTCCAAATACTTTGGCCTAACAATAGGCCCCAATTTACCGTGTGAATCTAGCGACAACACTTCCTTATAATCAAACACCGGGCATGATTTTGTCGAAACTTCACAATGCCCATGAAATGTAATTTCCCCATTATACGCATCATTAATTTTTCTGCAAAATATCTGAAGATTGTCAAATTGATTATATGTAAAATCAGTCTTTCTCAATCCATGTAGACAAATAGCAATTGTTCCTGTATTGGGTCTCTGGGCAGCTGGAACTTTTTCTACTGGTCTTCCGATTTGCACCTCTCCATTAAAGGGTAAAAAATAATGATATCCTATATCAATCCATCCTCTCTCCTTATGCCATGCTCTAATCACGCTCACCTTTCCATAATCAGGATTAGAAGAGGCAGAACAATGAATAAAAACTCTGTCAACTTTACGTTTAGGTTTTACAAAATCAATCATAATATACATTAATATGTATGCGAAAAGGAAGGCGGCAAACCTTCCTTTTCGCTACACATCACCTTTTCTTATTCATTTAGTTGTACAGGATCTCCGCCAGTTGAGGCGCCATTGATAGTAATTTTCTTTGGCTTCTTTTCCTCGGGGATCTCGTTCACCAAGGATATAATAAGAAGCCCATTTACAAAAGAGGCTTCTGTTACCTTAATGGTCGGGCTGAGCGTCCATGAACGTTTGAAATTGCGGGCTGCAATTCCTTGATGGACATACTCGGCAGAATCGGCACTATGATCCTTGGCAGACTCGACAGTAAGGGTGTCTTCCTTTACAGTCACATCAATTTCTTCTGCTGCAAATCCAGCCAAGGCAATCTCAATAGCAAAGCTATCATAATCATCATTCCTTACAATATTGTACGGAGGATATGAAGTTGCCTGGGCTGAACCTACTCCAGACGAAACAAGTCGGTCAAAGAGTTGGTCGAATCCCAGAAGGAATGGATCGTTTCTCAGTTGAGTAACAATCGTGGGGAGGTGTTCCGAGGTAAATCTTGTGGTAGTAACCATATTATTTTCTCCTTATAGAAAGCAAGATTCATTTTTTGATAGACCCGACTTTCGGCATCTATCGTACTTATTTAGTGCCTGTAGAACCAAAACCTCCGGCACGCGAGGTTTTTCTTTCGGGTCTTTTATCAAGCACCGAAAAGAAACATCCTTTATTCTGAACCAATTCTGCTTGGCAAATACGATCTCCAGATTTAATGCTGACGGATCGTTGTGAATGATTGGTCATAGCCACAAACACAGGCTCGACATAATCGGCATCAATTATCCCTTCACAATTGGCAAGCGTCAATCCTTTTTTGAGTGCAAGGCCCGAACGAGGATGTAGCCGTATTGAATACCCAAACGGAATATCAAATATAATACCCGTAGGGACTAGGACTCTTTCATCGTGAGCAATCCATAGTTCACCAACATTGCTCTTTACCCACGGATCTCCCCAAGGTGAGAAGGCCTTTATATCTGTTCCATCATGAAGCCATGCCCTCAAATCAAAACATGCCGATAGTTCCGTCGCATACTCAAGGTCTGCCACATCTTCGCCCAACTTAAAATACTTCACTAAATTCATTGTCTAATTCTTACGATTTCCTATATTATATTTGGTCTGCAAATTCCATTCACTCTTGGCTTTATGTGATATGATCTTTATTTGATTCAAAGGAACGATTGGGTCCTGTGACTTTTTGACATCTACCAAAGACACCAAACCCCATTCGGCTAATAAATTCGATACTGTGTTCCTTCTTGCAATGTCATTATCAGATATGTCAGTAGGCTTTCCGTCTAAGGCAAAAAGCTCCTTAAAGTGTACGATGTAATACTTACCTTTCTTGTGTAATATGTGACAAGACTGGAATAGGGTTTTGTCTTTTCTACTCGACACGCCTATTCGGGTAAGTGTTTCGCGAACCTTTAAAAAATCATCCTGTTCTTCTAACTCAACCTCAATCAGTTCTTCCAGATCTACTGGAACGACTTTTCGTTCTTCTGTCATTTTTCAACCCACCTTTATTCAAACTTTCATGAATAAATGACAGTTGTTCGCCTGATAAAATACCTAAAACTTCCTTGGCTTTCTGGTCGCTATAGCCATAATAATCTTTGATTGCATCTATATTCTTATTCTCTTCAGGCTTCAACCATCTACTAAATCTCTTTTTCGACCTAATGGTATTTAGCAAATAGTCAAATTGAAGTTTATGATCTGCGTGCGCGCGACGATTCACCTCGTTTGCATACATTACAGTATCTATAAAATAGGAAAGGGTACGATTGACGACAAACGGGGGATATTCCCTTTCTGTCAAGGGATCATTATCCATCAGATTCTCTTTTGACTGATTAACAGCCTTTAAGAAATCACCCAGTTTCGCCATCGTTTTTCTCTTTCTGTTTTTGGACTATATTCCTGTAATCGTCAAGCGAAAGATCGCCCTTATAGTGAGTCTCTGAAAACTGTTCATTAACTTCATCAGTTGTAAGATCAGCAACAGGAGCGCCCGCATGAACCACAAATTGATTCACAAACTCATCCTTTGCAGAACGTACTTTATATAGAATAGGAATATTATGTTCAGAAGCAAATTTATGCTCGATTAATGTTCCCTTTCCTTTCTTCCAACCTGGGCAAAAGAAAATTGCATCGCATTTACTGATAATAGCCAAGTCAGATGAAATGGTATCATCATATGTAATTATACCATCTTCGTATGCCCACTCATCATTTTCAATCGGGCAAATGACAGCCCAACCCTTTTTCATGAATTTAATGGAATGGTATCGCATGATGTCACGATTCTTCCATTGCTCCTCTTTATTCAATGTGCCGCCATCACTATAACGACCTGCAATATAAATGACAGGTTTTAAATCAGAATTTGTGCTTGTATTCGTCCCACCAAACATATACGTCTCCGTTCTCCTTTATTTTTTGATCTTCATATGGCGCAGCATCTCTGCGATAAAGTTCCTGCTTCACACATTCCAATACGCCCATCGCTTCATTCAAATCTGCATAATGTGGAGTGTGTGATACTGTCTTGTCCTTCTTTTGATACAAGTAGCCCAGGACGATCTTAGTCAGAACATAATTAAGATCGCCTGGGCTTTTTGTACCATATCCAGTACCTTCAGAATGGAGCATCTGTACAATTGCAGTAATAAGAGCATCAAAATCTTCTCTTCTGGTAGCGGGGATGTAGGGCATTATTTACCTCTCATTGCTGTCATAACATTCTACTATCGCTCTGGCTACTTGGACCGCTTGAAAATCAGTTCCAGTAGATTTAAGGCCATTGTACGCCATAATCACAACTTGTGTATTGGCAGAAGTATATCCCATCGAAGGATTAATCCGATCTATAGTAGGCGTATATATAGACCGAGTTCCTTTTTTTCCATTCGCAGAAAAATCAAAGGGAATACCAGTCTTTTCACATAGACCGAAATTCAACTTATCTTCAATCTCATTTACATCTAAGTTAAATTTAATTCTCTTTTTCTTGGCACGCGACTTTGCGTGAGTAATAAGTCGATGCGCGCGGGCCCTCCGGCTTAGTACATTTTTTGCCATTACTTAAATTCTCCTTCAACCATTAGTTCTGTTAAACACGCCACCAGGTTCAATTCCTGATCAGCGGCAAACGCAGACTTGTACTGATAGTCCGCGAGAGTTATCACCGTCTGCGGAATCGCATTCGGCTTGAGATAATCATATAGAGTATCGTAAATCTTTCGGTAGATCTTCTGAGGATCATTATCCACATTGAGGGCAACCCATTTACGCATCTCTCGAAAATTCTTTTCTTTCAGAGCAGCCATCAAATTTTTCAGATTAATGTCGGCAATCTGAACCAAAATGCCCGTATCGATTGTGCCGCTAACCGAATAGCGTTGAAGCTCATTTAAGACTCTTCGGAAATCGGGAAAGTGCTTTGTGATTAACTCGGCAATAACTTTCTTGTCGTATGTGATTCCTTCCTTATCCAGAATCTCGCTAACCCGATTCATGAACTGGGAGGCAACTTTCGCCCTTTCACTATTAGTGATCTTAAATTCGACTACCGAACATCGAGAATGAATCGGTTCAATGATTCGATTCTTGAAATTGCAGGTGAAGATGAACCCACAGTTCCCGGCAAATTCTTCAATGAACCCGCGCATGGCTGGTTGTGTAGATTGAGGATTAAGATAATCTGCCTCATCGAGGATCACCATCTTACGAGATTCGGTGAAACTGACAGTCGATGCAAACTGTTTAATCTTGGTTCGCAGAACATCAATGCCAGACTCTTCCGAACCATTGACCACAATGTAATCTGCATTAGTCATATTGCAAAGAGCCTTAGCCACAGTTGTCTTGCCTACGCCTGGTCCACCAGACAGCAAGAGATTCGGGATCTTGTCTTGCAATGCAAATTCATTGAATGTAGTTTTCAATGAATTCGGCAAGATACATTCATCCACAGTCTTGGGGCGGTACTTCTCCACCCAGAGAAAGTGCTGTTCCATTATAAATTATCCTTAGGAATCAGGATTGTCGTATTCGGACTCATTTTGTTCAACGGCCACAAAGTATTCTGCCTTGTGTCCATCGAAATAGGCAATTCCCTTCGAGGAAATCTTTACCTTATAATCATCTGGGATCAATTTCAAGTTATCAATCTTGAGAACCATCTTGAATGACGCACCAGAAGGAATTTCTCCGTCTAGCTTTACCTTGTAATTGTTCGATGTGCTGTTCTTGACATCTGTAGCCACAGCCAAGAGATATTCTCTTGCATCATCCAACGTAATAACAAGATTGGGAAGCCCAAGAATGTTAGCCGCCTTTTGCAGTTTATCTAATTTGGTTTTAGGCAATTCAAACTCAACATCACCGTCACACTCCAGTTTCTTTGCCGGAACTGTAATAATGGTGTTCGGATCGGCATAAACATATGTCAATCTTGTGGCGTCTTCGACAATCTCAACTGCATTCTCTCCGAACTCTAGTTCTGGCGAATCAAACAGGCTCAACGTACCAAGGAACTGGTTCAGGTCATAGATGCAAAATGGAGTGTCAAATTTCTCTGCCACAGTAGCTAATGCAAGCAATGTCTTGTTTGGTGAAATTGTTTTTAAATTATGACCAGGCTTTACTTGAAGCCCGTTGTTAATGGCAGCAAAGTTTTGCAATACCAAAAGTGTGTCACTAGATAGTTTCATTATGAATCATTCCTTATCCTTGTTTTGTGAATCTATATACCGTTCGACATATTCGTCGTCACGACTAAAATGCATCAAGAGTATAGTATAGTGTACCGCCTTGAGCAAGTCAAGTCTATTGCAACCTTTTTTCTTACCAAATCGAGCAAGATACTTCATCGCATTACCTTGGCAAAAAGGTACAGCCACATCAATGGAATGTAACAAGTCTTGAATTTGAAATTCATTCCTACCAACATAATGTTCACCATAAGTCGAATGAATATAGTCTTCAATCTCCTTTAGGATCTCAGTCTCATCATATTTCACTTCTTGGCAGCCTTCTTCTTTTTCTTAGATCGGCGCTTTTTCATTTCTTCTCTTCTGCGCTCGGCTCTATTTTTCATTTCCTTATCTTGAGGAGGAGGAGGAGGAAGAATAGGAATAGGAGGGCCCGCCACAGGTGGCTTTGGAATTCCAGGATTCCATTGTTGCTGCCCTGCGGCTTGTACTGCTGGTTGATTAATCATTCCCCCATGCGAGGCATTAGGCACCTGCGAAATAGCTTGCATATTTCCAGAGAAATTGAAAGTTCCCACATGGACCATATTCATCCACGGGCACATCCAAACCTTGAGACCAATATTCCTTGACCATTGACAAAACATATAATCCTCTGAAAGATAACGATTCTGGTTCGGATCAATAACCGTATCAAAATATGCAGTAATTTTCCGCGAACCATCAAAGTGTTCCGAACGATTATGGTCGGGAGTGTACAATTGGTCTGGATATGCATCTGCCCATTTTTTAAAAGCCTGCCTCTTAATCATCATGAATCCGGTGCCGCCTTCTAACACTTCGACAGGAGTACCCAAATGAATCCTGTCTGTTCCGCCAACAGGATTAAAAACATAGTCACCCACTAACTGCTCAAGCATTCCCGGATTTTCGTCTGCAAGTCCCGCCTTTACTGCGGCAGAAATTCTCTCCCAGGCAATACACTTCTTAGGATACGGACCGCACACAATATCATGTTCGTCATTCTCGTCCTCTTCATCTGACAGAGCAGCCAGACATAAAACATCATTTGGTGCAAACGATATGTCCGAATCAATGAACATAAGATGCGTGAATCCGCTTCTTAAAAATTCATCGACCAGATAGTTCCTCGCGCGCGTGATCAAACTTTCGTTAAACAAATAAAAGAATTTCATCTCGATGCCATGATGCAATGCCATGGCCTGTAAATCAATACAAGCCTTTGCGTACATACCATGACATTGCCCACCATACATGGGAGTGGCCACAAAGATTTTCTTCTTTCGCATCTTTTCAATAGGGACTTCAATTTTCAATTCACAAATTCCTTATATAAAAATAGAGGAGAGGCGGCTCGCCTTATTGGGGGGTGAGAGGTATGGGTAGCAATTGCTGCCCATGGCTCACCGCCTCTCCAAAAAACACTCTCATAGTATATATGCTACTAAAACAAAAGATCCTAATTAAAATGGCACTTCGTATAGATGCGAAGCCTTTTCTACTTCAAACTCAAGGTCTTCTTCTCGCGCAATGGCAAAATCTGCAATACTGTCAATTCGGAAAGACCGCCAGTCTGCTTTTTCCACATCAAACACGGATAGGACACTCAGGTTCTTCTCTCGTTTGGTGGCAGTTTCTGTATAATAATCCTTATGCTCAGGAATGAATTCATTCTGGAGAGTACAATACATATCTCTCAGCGTTCCATCTTTCTTGGTAAACGTAACTTTCAGAATATCCACCTGAAGCATATCCTTAATATAGTTACGTTTCTTTTCTGGCTTTAGCCCGTGATAATACTCGTTCATACAACTATTCAAATACTCGTCCTCTTCTTTGGCGTCCATTATAGATACTCCTTTTATTCATCTTATAATATACAACACCAGACACTAAGTGTCAAGTGCATAACACAAAAAACCAACTACGCCTCAATGGCATAATTGGTTTCATCTTTATCGTCCCTATAGACACTCTCGACTTCGATATTGCTAATGGCACGCGCAGCCTTTTCGCCGTACTTTTCTTCTACCTGTTCCTCAATAATCTTCTTTGCGGCACTTTCAAAAAGGGAAACTTCAACCTGAGTGAGACGATAATCGCCTTTGTGCTTGCAGTTCATGCACTCGATGGATAATACATTGGTGGACGCATTACCCATTCTGTCCTTGAAGTTAAAGGCGTTTGGGTTCTTGCTCTCGCATTTAGAGCATATGATTTTCTTTCCAATAATCTTTCGCCAAATCTTACTATTACTAGTCGCCCGGGCGACGGAACGCTCTAACGAAGTCTTGCCGGTGCCGTGCGTTGTTTTAGGTTTAGACGGTGGATCTATTTCGTGATATTCGTCATGCATTTCTACTATTAACTCCTTCTAAGAGACCTCTGCCTCGTTTTACAAAACGGGCAATTAAATGTCAGGACATCCCGTTCAAATATGTCTGATTCGATGTCCAAGGTTTCTACCTTCTCTTCGCGAATCCAATCCTGACATTTTTTACACCTCACCAATATGGGAGGCACATATACATCATTGTCAATATCAATAGGCATTCAAAATTGCCTCAATGCCCACTCCAATAGTGGTGACTGCAAACACGGTACAGATAATAACACCGAGATAAACAAAAAGGGTAAAGGTTGTTCTATAGGGGAATCTCATCGATACTCTCCTTTCTTTGACGACAAAGGAATGTTAATGGCTGGCACAGAAAGGTCGCCTACTTCGCCATCATTAACTTCTCGAATTTCTACATTCAGGTTCTTCTTTGTCATTTCAACAACAATGACAAACTCATCCTCTACACGAAAAATATTCACATAGGGAAGTTCGTCAAGTGCCTGCCGACCAAGCACTTCTTCAAAATCAATCACATCACCCACTACTGCGTTCCCCTTCCATCCTGTTCTTCGGGAATTGAAATAATCGCATCCACAACATCATCAAACTCAGGATCCACAATCAGACTCTCGATATTCCGATGAATAAACGAAAGGGCTGCATCCATTTCCTGCGCCAGAGTGTACAAATCTTCGCCATGCCCATGAGTGCTATTAGCCAGATCCACCATTGCCTTCCAAACCTTTTCGGCCGGCTCCATGATTTCGTCTACTACTGTCTTTTTTTCTTCTGTCATTAGTGTATTGTATTCTCCACACATAAAACATTTGACGATAGGAAGGATACCAACATCTCCGTGTTTGGTTTCCTTGTCACACAGTTTACATAAAATAATAACGGGTTTCATTTTTTTACCTTATATGTTTTGATTGAATGTCCTGGAATCAATGGATTAGGACGAAGCACGATTCTTCCTTCATGCCCACAATGGCAAGCCAGTTCAACAGTTAGTTTTGAAGGATCCGTCAAACTATCTATAGTCGCCGGAGGTGACACCTCGACAGCACCCGACGGTTCCGACACCCAGCCCAATTTAATTGTCATTAACTCCATATCAGCAGCCGTTTGATAGCTTGCACAGCAGGTTGTGCAGGTCATTTTCTTCTCCAGAAGGATGGACTTCACCAAGATGTCACGGTTCTCTTCCGGAGTCCCTATAACCCCCTGTAGGGTCTCAAAATAGTCTTTACTGGACATACTCTCCATTCTTCTAAGTGCTTGATTTTAAAGGGTTTTCATGCCTTGGAGGATGCTCTCTCCAGGCACTTGTTCCGATACGCGATCTAAGCCCCGTAGGGCTCAGGAAGCCGCCCTACGCGCCGCAGAGCGCGCCCGTGAGGTCTCCCGCTCGCCGCGGGAGCGAGCGACCCGCAGGGAGGCTGTCATCACCGCGAGCGTTTTGGCGTCCGTGATATCCAGGAACAGACTCGTCAACTCAGCCGAGTCCAGATTCTCCAATTCTTGCCGGGCTGCGGACCGGGCCCGCTTCGCTTCCATAGTGAGTTTCTTACCTACATTCACATCCATTTTCTATTCCTCCTCTTCCTCTTCCTGTTCGTGCGCGACCAACTCTAGACCGTATCCATTCACGGCCTTGTACGCCAACCGTTCACACAATTCGTCCTTCCGTTCTGGACGAAGGAAGGCATAAATGATTGCAAGAAAAACGACAATCCACACAGCCACAAATGCAGCCTTTGTGGGACCTACTGCCACGGTCAACCAAATCCAGAACATCCATTCCGGGATCGCCAGGGCTAGTTTGGGTGCTACTCTTTTCACTATGTGTTCTCCTAAATGTGATACTTCTTGGACGTAGAAATCCGAGACTTTCGCGTCGTCTTTTGGCGAGGGCCCTTCTTGGACTTCGCCGTAACAGGGGTTCCATAATGCTGCGGAAATCCCCCAGGGCGGCAATGTGTAATCTCGCCCCCGCGCGCGAGGAACTCCTCTACCGTTTCCAATTTGATTTCGTTTTCTTCGGACATTATTTAGTTTTCTCCTTTTGTGTTTGCTTCAGCCATTTCTCACCAAGGATGGCTTTCTGATGCGGCCATCCGCTCACCCCAGGCTTACCCTTCATATAAACAACTCTACCAAGATGCCCGCAACTGTGGCACCTCACAGTTGTATTCAATTCATGACCTAGAGTATACAACCTTTCTACGTTCATGTCAAGTCTATTCTGTTCAATTTCAAAAACTTTCTTGAAATTGGCAGGGCTCCGAATTTCCCTGAGCATCCTAATCATTCTAGGCAATCTGATCTGCTCAAATCCCATGGCTGCCACCATGTGAAAGAAACAATGATGCGCGTCATTGATCCCCCCGGCAATGAGATCCCCTTCCATGTATGTGGAGGCCGAAATGGTTTTTTCTCTCTTATGGAAACCCTCGGCAAACCATTTCTGCTCATTCATGCCACACTTGCCACACTTGACCTTTTCCCGTAGGGTCATGCGGATCGTCAGCCCCACGGTCATGGCCGTGTTGTCTGTTCTCTCTTTTTTTTCTGTCATTGGTTTCCACCCCTTAATTCTCTCGCCCCGCGGCCGCATCTATTAATCTTCCGCGCTCATGAAATCCCTGAACCAGTAGCACAGCATCTCTTCGTCTGTGTACATATTCTCATCCCCGGGCTGATAGTAGGGCTGATTGGTTGCAATAAGAAAAGGATTCGACTTGATACGAAAATTTCCGACATGCCGACAAAACCCACAGAGCAACTGGAGTGTGATACCTTCGGGTTCGTCATATCCCATCCAACTCTGGATCGAAAGTTGTGATTTGATTTTGTACTCGGTAGTATAGCATTTGCCGCATTGTGAACACTTGGATTTCAACAGAAAATCATACACCAAGCTCTTGCGTTCGTAATACTCAGGCCCGCGCGAAGCTTCGCCGCCGTGCGGCTTTTCGTCCAGAATACTAATTCCGCCCATAGATTTACTCACCTTCATCAAGCGCCTCGCACCTTCAACGGGTTATCCGGAAACTGATAGATTCCGCCATGCCCACACATTCTACAATCCAGGTCGACGCTCAACTGGTCTCCATCGCCGCCAATCCATCGTGTCACAACCAACTGGTCCCATAGCATCATGTTCGACGGAGCAGGAATCAACTTGTGCCCACATTGCGAACACACAACCTTGCCGACGAGCAATCCTAGAACGATGTTCTGGCGATATACTTCCTGGCGCGACCAATTCTCCGAGTGAAGTCTTTTGGGCATATCAACGAGCCTTCGATAGGGGTTAGGATACATAGGGTATTTCAATTCTTCCATGGTGTCACTCCCAATACATAAACAGAAAATAAGCCAGCCAACCGCCGACCCCAAAACCGACACAAAATCCGAGAAAAAACATCATTATGCCGTCACCAAAGATGCTTCGATGTTCCGGCTTCTACATTTCGAGCAACCGAGCGGCTTCGGAATCCCCGAATTCTGGGTGTACACCTTTTTACAGGTGTTGCAGTTGACCCGATAGAAAACGGTTTTTGTTCCGTCTGCATTGGCTAGCAGATTCATCCGAAGAGTGTGGATTGCAATATCCAAATCTTGCGTCAGAGTAAAATTGGTGGAGAACATGTTCATCTTCCGAAGAAGGTCCTCCATCTCTGCCAGTAGCGTGTTGACTGTGGTTTCGTCCATTTCTTATTCACCATCCTTTACAATCTGATAGGTGCCAATGTTCTGTTCAAAAAAATCGCTGTCGCCCATGAGGGGATCCGGACGGATTTGCAAATTCCCAGTCCGCTGGCATTCAAGAGTTTTGCAAACCAAAGTGACATCCAGCATGAAACCTTTTCCATTCCCGAAGATGTTCTCATCCTCGCCGCGGTCCTCGTACTGGACCCAGGACTTGACCCACACCGTATCGGAAGCTCTCTCTCCCCATGCGCGTGCGGGATGCCATTCGTTCTTTTCATGTGCACCGCAACCTGTGCACCTGACGCGCCCATGAAGGAGACGATAGACGCGACCCTCGGCCACATGGACGGACTGCCCTGTTCCAGAAGTCCGCATTTTCACACCAGGCTTATCTCGCCAATTCTTGCTATTCGCCACGAATTCCTTTGCCGCACCGGGGTCTCGCACCCAATTCTTTTTCGGTTCCGTCGTCATCATTATTATTACTCCTCCTCCTGAAATGTCCCGCCACACTCACAGCAGAGCGCACACCTCAGACAAATTTCACAAATCCCATCGGGGTCGGATTCGTTTCCGCCGCACCGCCGACAATGGATGCAGAATTCCGTCTCCAGGCAGATATTCTTTCTGCTCAGACACTCCGGGTTTGTCTTCCAGGGGCGAATCCCAGCCTGGCTGAGAGCCTCGTCGATGATGCCCATTTCCTCGCTCCCCGAGGGAACCATTTCACGGATCTCCAGCAGAGCCTCTGCAAGGAACCCATAGTTGTTGCTGTTTTGGTTTCTCATTCTATTTCTCATATAAGATCTTCATCCTCCCATAATCAAGGGCTGCAAATAATGTGCAAGATGGGAATTCCGCAACTTGCAGAGCGCGCGGCGTTCCCAGTAACTAACCATGCTATCCGACTTTCCAAGGATTTCCCCAACTTTCTTTTGGGTCATGCCCTCGAAAAAACGCATCCTGATGATTTTCTCTTCGTCATACGGAAGCAACAGGATCATATCCTCGATTCCAGAAACCATTGCTTCTTCGTCGTAGTCCTTGTACACCGTTTCCTCGGGAATGACATAATCATTCAGGACCGTCCGAGAATACTCGGCAAAAAGATTCTCTTCCTTGGTGGTGGTGAAAGGATTCTGTTGCAACTGAATCAATCGTCGTGCCAATTTGGAATTCATTTTCTCTATAGCTCCAATTCTTCCACGATGACATCCAGGGCTTCCAGGACTTTCATCTCCATCAGTTCGGCTGTGTCGCCCGTGATCTTGCCGTCGTCCAGCATTGCACCAACATCGTGCTTATGCTCTTCCAGAGCAACCTCGATGGCTGCAATCACTTCGCCTCTTGTCAATTTCTCACTCATCATTTCTTTCTTTCTTTGAATAAAAAATATGTGTGCGGTGATGGGAAAGATTGACACTCAATGAAGCCCCCCAATAAAAAGGGCCGGGAACCGTGTACTTCATCTTCCCCCATCGGCCAAACGTCACCGCTCGTTTGGTGAAATTGGTTCCCTTCTATACCGTTCTTCTAACAACGATTTCCGAAGAGGAAATAACCTCTGCGATCTCGCTAAATTTGATTTCAACAAACTCGTTACCGTCTTCGGTCGAGCCCCAGAAAGAAGCTCCGTGGATTTCTTCTACGCAAACCCAGACGGTCGGAGTGAAGCTGGGGCGAACAAAGTCGCCGATATTGATTCTCTTCATTTTATTACCTCAAGAATCATCAAGTAAAAAGAAAAGCAGGAGAAAACTCGTCACATGGGCTATCGCCCAAGGTGCGAAATAACAAACCAAAACAACCGAAAGACTAAAACCGAAACTTAGTAGGGGGTGCATTTTCTACTTCAGGCCCTGGATCAGAGTCCGGGCGATTTTTTCTGTTCTTGCAAGGGCGACAAAATTACCCTCTGCATCCTCGACGACCCATCCAGCACGGTATCGTTCAATTCTGTGGTCATCGGTGTTGAGTGCGATCCATTTCAATGCGTCGAACCAAAACCGCTTGTACTTGGTGTCGCACTCCTCGCGCGAGCGGATGCGAAACTTCGGAAGGAGGTCGGGGTCGTAGAAAATGGTGGAATTCATTCTTGCTGTGTATTGTTGCTTCATTATTTGATGGTTTCTCTCTCAATTGTTGACATACTAAAGTATACCTCAGATCGTGGGGGATGTCAAGGGATTCTGGTAAATAACCGTAAAATAGTTTAGCAGGAAAAAAATTGCTCCAGGAAAAATTTTGCGGTCCGTTAAACTGTGTTACCTCTCTTCCCCATAGTGTTAGGGGGGCTAGCCGTTAGGGGTGTCACGGTTAATAACGCATTAACATTCCATTTGTTAACCGCACTTTAGAGTGTCCGCAATAGCATCGCAATTGTGAAAAGGACTGCGCTCCCATCGCATAGTGCGCGGAGCGTGATAGCGTAAATAGTTGAATCGGTCATGGTGTGCGTGTGTGTGTGAAATAAGTGCGCGCGACCCCCAAAGGGGAAACCACTAGCCCTCAGGGGCCGCGCGCTATAAAAGTGTGGTGAGAGGTGCTCCGCGTCTGGGCTGCTATGCATAGCAGCCGCTTACATGTCACGCGGAGCTCCCTCTGTGATGCTACTAGAACGGCGTCAGGTCTTCTCCTTCCTCGGTGCGAGGCGCAGCATCCGCAGCTTCGGCGGCGTCTGACCCATCCTCGCTTGACGCATTATCGTCAACCTTTGTATACAGATCCATGAAGGAGGATTTCGTCTCCTCGTCGAACCGGTTGAGGCAGTACGTGATGGCCTTCAGGCGATCCGCCCAAATGCCGTACGCTTTCGCGATGTGGACGAGCCGTCGAGTCGCGATGACCTCATCCACGCCGCCCTCGTAGAAGGTTTTGCGGATAATGTCGGCCCAGGCGACCAGCTTCTCGGCAAAATCGTCATCCGGGCGACCAGCTGAGGTCAGCTCCTTTTTGACGATTTTCCGCTCGACGGCCATCGAGGGATATTCCTGCTCCATCGTGATCGGAAACCGTTCGAGCATGGCTTCATTCATGATGTTGGTTCCGACGAAGCGGCCATCATCCGAGCCCTTGCCCTTGGTGTTCGCGGTTGCGAGGATCGTGAAGCCGGGAGCCGGTTTCACAATTTCATTGATCTTTTTGAGAAGGATTGGCTTTCCTTCGAGGATCGGCTGAAGGCACATGAGTTTTTCATCGCCGAGGTCGACCTCGTCCAGGAGCAGCACAGCCCCACGGCGCATGGCCTCGACCACGGGGCCGTCGAACCACACGGTTTCACCGTTGTGGAGACGGAAACCACCCAGAAGGTCGTCCTCGTCCGTCAACTTGGTGATATTGACGCGGAAAAGCTCGCGCTTGGCTCGCGCGCAGGCTTGCTCGACCATCAGGGTCTTGCCGTTGCCGGAAAGCCCGGTGATGAAGGTCGGATAAAACATCCCCGACCCGATCAACTGGGCGACATCCTTGAAATAGCCGAAAGGCACGTAATTGTCGAATTTCGCGGGGATCGCGCACTCGGTCAGGCTCGAGGCTTTCGCGAGAACCACGGGATCCACAGCGGGCGCAGCCGCGATGGGCGCAGGGGCCGCAGGTGCGACGGGAGCCGCGACCGTAGGCGCGCTGGGCGCAGGCGTTGCAGCCGCTCCCTCGACGGGGATGGTGAACCGTCCGCGACCAGCGCGGAAAGTCTTATCATTGATAATCCACCAGGGGCGGGTCGCGCCTCCCATGGATTCGCAGATAGCGTCAATCTCGGGATATCCGACGACTGACCCTGCGGGATGACCGAGCGCCGCGGCGGCGTCGACCCATGCACGTTGTTTCTCTTTGAAAATCATGTTCTATGTGGTTTCCTTCATCTCAAGTAACAGAGGGAGTATACCTCAGCCCCCAGGCAATGTCAAGGGTTTTGACAAAAAAGATTCTTCAATGAAATCAAGCACTTAGGGCACTTTCCACCGTAAGTGCTTGAAATCATTGATGAATTTAGTTTAACATCGGTCATGTGGGGCCTCACGAGGAGATCAGCTCCGTGAACTTTCGGAGGACGACTCGATTCCGCAGCTTGCCCTTCGAGGTCGACCGGAATGCGCGAGAAATGTCGGATTTCTTGGCTCCGACCAACTCATCTCCGAGACGCTCCTCGACCTCATCCTCGTTGCCGAGAATCATGTAGTGCTGGTCCCAGCCTTCGGGCGAATCCTCGATGGTGAAGCCGCCTTCCTTCTTGGCTTCCTTCCATGCAGCATTGGCTTCGGTCTCGACCGTCTGCCAGTCGTTCCGATCAGTATGTGCATTCTTGTAGGCGTACTTGAATCCGCTAGCCTTGGGGCTGGTGACATACATATTCACGACCTTAGAGCCAGTCCGAAGCCGTACAATCTCCAGCAGCGCAGGGAACTGGCCGCGCCCGTGATCGATCACAAACTCCTTGTGGGACTTCCGCTCGCGCAGGATGACCCGAGCCGGACCACCGTAGCGGTTGCGGCTTGCATCCGAGTTGTGATAGGAGTTGAGGTTCCCACCGCATCCGTCAGTCAGGAAGACGGTGTTAACAATCTGAACCCTATTATCAGCACGGAATTTGTTGACAATGGGGATCGCTGTAATCACAGCCTCGGAGAGCGGCGTGCCGCCCAGCCCGACCCAGCTGGGAACGGGGAAGCTGACGGACGCTCCGCGAGAGTAACCGTGACCGAAGCCACCGCGCAACATGATCAGGGACAGGAGCATGTTCTGGAAATCGCTCTTGGTGCCCTTCGATCCAGCGAGGTGCAGCAGGTTGAAGTATTCTCGGCGAAAGGTGGCATCACCAGTCTCCAGGTGATTCTCATGCATCCGATCCTTGCAGACCCGACCATTCTCGGACCACAGACCCTTGTCCGCAGAGTCGGAGAAGCCGTAGACATCGAAGGGAATGTTGACCTTTTTACAGAAAAGGACGAGGTTCAGGATCTGCCCCAGCGTGTCCTCCATGTTAGAGGACATAGAGCCAGACCAATCCACGAACATCACCAGCCCATGGTTCTTACCATCAGCGACATCCGTGATTTTCTTGAAAAGATCATCATTCCATTTGTAAGAATGAATCTTGGCCATGTCAAGCGTCCCAGACCGTGCAGTCGTGGAGCGACGGTGCGAGTCCGCAGCCTTTCGCATCTCGAATTCCTTAACCAGGTAATTGATAACCTTGCCGTTATCACGCCGGAAGGAAGCAAGGGCTTTCTTGGCATCGTCGAGGGACGACATCTTGTATTTTTCGAGACTCCGGAGCTGGGCCGCGAAGATCTTAGCATGAGGGATGATGATCGTGTCCAGATCGAAAGCCGCATCCTTGGGGATCTGCGCGTAGAGGGGATCCTCGTGAGAGGCATCCGTGTTGACCAGCTTCTCCTCGTTTTTACGCTGGGCTGCATCGGTCTCGGACCACGGGTCGCCCTGGGTGCGTCCATCGCTTCCATCAGTGTTGCGACCGGAGCCAGTCTCATCCGCTTTGCCGTCGCCGGAAGTGGGATCGCTATCCGAATCATCCTTGTCGGAGCTGTCCGCATCGGTGTCAGCCGATCCAGCCTCAGCCTCGTCCTCGGACTCATCGGAGTCGGAGCCAGAGCCCTCACCGTCCTCGGTGTCATCGCCGTCACCATCCGAGTCGGAACTATCATCGGAGGTGTTATCTCCGTCCTCATCATCGGAAGAGGACGAACCGTCCGAATCCTCGTCGGATTCATCGTCGTCGGAGGGCTCGAAACCCTCGCCCATCTCGCCTTCCTCGTCGGAGGGCTCGTCCGAGCTAGGACCGTAGTTAACATCGTCGGACGAATCCGTCTCGGCCATCTGGTCCTTCATGAGGTCCCAGAGGTCGGAAGCGATGGACTCTACATCAGCCCAGGACTCAGCCGCAGCCGTGCGATCCACGAAGGGCTGCTCCTCGTCCGTGAACTTGACGCCCATGGCCACGCCACCCTTGAAGTGCATGTTAATCCGATCGATCAGACCGAATGAATTAACATCCCGTCCGTTGAGACCGAAAAAATCGCGATCCAGGAGCTCCTTGTAGCCCTGGGTGAAAGCCTTGCGGCCTCCCGGAAACTTCCGTTTCATCTTTTTTTCGATGCGCGCATCCTCGATCACATTAAGGAAGCCCTTGAAATTGGGACCCTTGGTCTTGTCGGATACAGCACCGTGCCACCCCGCGAGCGGAGTAAACAGAGCATGACCGTCCTCGTGCATCACCAGGAGGTCGTAAATGTCTTCGGAGATCCCAGTCCAGTTGGGCAGGATCAGGATGCGATCCTTAAGGTCGAAGGCTGCGGTCGTCGCATCCGCGCGGTGCTCGATGGAGATGTCCTCGGTCGCCAGGAGCTTGGCGAGCCGTGATTTGGACTCTGCGGAGATCGCATGGATGTCTGCCTTGAGGTGTTTTTCGATCATGTGGGGAGTATACAGAACATCCTCGAGGAAGTCAAGGGATATGCAGAAAAAAGATTCCTCAATGAAATCAGCTAGTTACGGTGGAAAATGCCCTAAGTAGCTGAAATCATTGAGGAACATAGTTTAGCAGGGGGGATGTGGTAAGCTGCCGGTCCCTGGGAGCGCAGGCGGGGATCCCTCGGCTGAATACTTAAAAAAGGCTTTTATATAGTAAATACGATACGGAGCGTCTCGTATGCCCCTTCAGACGCTCCCTCCCTCGTGGATTATGCATTGTAGGAGCATTGATCTTTACTCTATTCAATACAATACTTATAAGTTTTGGGTGCAATATGTACTCATTAGGAATCAACCGAAGCCTCTAACTAGTTGATTTCATTGAGGTTTCATTCGACCAGTCACCCATTTACCATGCATTTTTGAACACCCCATTGTTTAATATGTTTTTAAGTGCTCTCAATAGGATATGTAGGGATTCTGGTGCACGGAGACGCTCCCTCCCTCTTGATTCCATGCTCTCTGGGAGCTCCTCACTTAATGTCGTTGTGAACACGTATTAAGTTGGGATCTAAATCGCAACAAGATTTATATGTCTTTTACCTCACCACGGGCAGCAGCGTCGACCTTCTTTTGGGACTTTGCCCACTTGGTGGCTTTTTGCTTGTTTCTGAATCCACTGGACACAGGCATCCATTGATTGCCTCCTGTGTGCCCCATTGCATACCATAGCTTGTCGCTTGGGTTTTGTCTTACGATATACTTTTCTACCATAAGGTATTCGTTGAATGATTTCATTTTATTGCCTTCCGTGTGAACTTAAAGATTGTTTCATCCCCGGCATCCTTTACACTCAGCTTGTATCCATGCTTCCTTGCAAACATCTTGGCAAAGCGAGAATAGATTTTGGAGCGGGCTCCTGTTCCTGATCCTTCGGATTTGTCGGCCTCGAATTCTATTCTATCAGGATTGACATCCTTGACAAATGCATCAAATATTTGGGCCACAGTCCCAAGGACTCGGATGGCACTTGTGCCTTCTGTTCCGGTGAGCCCCATTGAATCATCGCGGGCCCCAAATAAATGAAACACAACTTGCCAATGTTGGTCGCCATACACGTCAGCCTGAAAGACGTATTTACTGCTTTTTTGTGCCGTGTTGAATGTGGCTCGCCATTGAGTCCTTGAATCTCTTGAACCGGTGCGTTTCCAGCTGTATGGGCGATTGCCTACTTCATGTAGGTGCCATTGGACAAAGGATTTCATTATTACTACTTTGGCCTCCCCATCATTATTTTTAGTTTCCTTCCGGCTCCTGTTAGGACTCTCTCGTACCATCCATTGACCCCTGGATACTTTCCATTTGGATTCTCTCCGACCCATTTGATTTTCTTTCCAGGAAGGAGTTTCTTGACCTGATCTTCGTCGGTGACAACAGGAATCCCCTTGTATCGTGTCAAGAGAATATGGGCAATGGCATCAGAGAGTTCGCCATAATTTCCTTTTTGTCTAAGAATCTTGGCTGTCTTGTTCAGCATGATGCTCTTGGCGGCCGCAGACCCATCCGTTGCGCTGCCTGAAAATTTGGTTCCACCTGGCCCCTTTTTTGAAAACTGCACGGCGTCTAGGTCTGGGTCTTTGTCGATGTCATTGACAATCCATTGGGTGAAATCAGAAGGCAGGTCCTCTGGCTTGGAGAAATCGACATATCCCCCAATAGGCGCATAGGTCTTTGTGATGAGGTCATAGATGTCCTGGGTCACATCATTGTTTTTTCCAAGGACTCCTAGAGGAACCTTCGCCCATTTGCGTTTCTTGCCCCCGGTGATTCTTGCAACCGAATCATCATTTTTTTCTGTGATCCTAATGTAGCCGATAAAGGATTTCATTGGAATTGTGATCCTTTGTCTGCGGCTGCGGCGACTGCGCGAACCACTTGGGAGGCATTGTCAAATATGGCATATGGGAGTCGAAGGGCGGTCAGCTTGTCTCGGATTAGGCCATTGAAATACTCTTCGCGTTCTTCGTCATCCATGGATTTCCAATGCGTCCCTCCTTTGCTAAAGGAATCTATGATGGTCTCTCGGTCGACCAGGACTCGTTCGATCTTGATTCGATTCACCACATACTCGTCATAGGACGAATCCGCAGGACGGTCATAGTGAGAGGTCGCGGCATGTTTCCAAAGGGTCTGGCTAAGTTGATCGGCATGTTTTTTCATGACCCCCTCCATTGCATCAATGTAGTCCTTGACCATGGAGTGCAATAGCTTGCCTGTTTGAGCCTGAATCACACGATTGCCCTTCACCGAATTCTTTTCCTGCCTGCTAAACTTATGATGAATTGCAATAGGCGATTTGTCATTTCTTGGATCCATCTCAGTCCAGATTTTAAACGTAGAGGCCAGGGGCACCTTGTTTCCTAGATACTTCTGGACCAGCCTGTTGATAGCCTTTAGCCCATCCTGGTACAGCACATGCCCCAAATCTCCATCTATGGATGTCAGATAGTATAGCTCCAGCCATCGACGCCCTGTCTTGTCTGGGCGGGACATGATGTCATAGGGGGAGGAGATCAGGATGTCTGCATCCAGCTGGAAGACAAGCCCACCGGACACATTGATTCCCCCGGCAATGAGATCCCTTTCCATGCGTGTGAAGGCCGAAATGGATTTCCGTTTTCCTTGTAGTGCAACCATGTCGTCAATGAATTTTGGATTGGTCACATGGAACACTCTCATGCGAGGAGGCTTGCCTGATCCAAAGATCCTCCTGAACATGGGAGTGGAAAGGGGAAGATGCACGTCCATCATAAAGATATGCTCGGAGGCACTCTTGGTCCATTGGGGGCGTTCTGCAAGGTAGTGTGTAAATGATTTCATATACCCTATTTATACACGCCGCGATTCTTCCATTTATTCAGGATCGCCAGCATTCCAATCCCTGCCATCAAGAGCAAGGATACCGATGATGGTTCTGGAACAACGGTGACAGACAATGGTTCGCTCCATTCGCTGCGACTGACAGCCATCTCGAATGAATAGCTTTCATGCGACCAATATTCTTCTTCCTGTATCGAACGGGCTCGTATCCAAATTGTTTCAGGATGAAGCCACTTTACCGTATAGTAGCACAGGCTGTTTGGATCGTATAGTTGTTGTTCTTGTTGTTCTTCAGGGCATGGAATTCTAAAATAGTCATCTGTTGTCGCTCCTTGGAATGAATTTCCCAGGTCAATGACATCAAACCAATTTGCATAGTCTGCGGACTCTTGGAACTCCCATGTGGTTGGTTGTTGAGGCACTAGTATTTGTTCTCCATAAAAGGGCATGGTAATATATCTGGGGGGCTGTAGAAATTTGGCGGCGTAAAAGTTTTCCATGGTAACTCCTATTTATGCAAAGTTACTAAATTGTGTAGTAGTGGCATGTGATCGACCAGTGGAATAAAAAAGTTTCGACCGTTATCGTTCATAACTCCGGGCCAACGTTGCCTTGCACAGCCGAAATTGGCAGTGTGGCAGCAGACTCTCTCCCTCGTGGTGTGTGCAATGCAGGGTGCAGCTTGCCATTGGTGACACACATATGATATATTATACTTTAGTCAAATCCCATTTTCAGGTAATGTAGTTTTATGCTATAAATAGGAACATTATGATAGATGACATCACCCCCTGGAGAATTATACTATATTCCGTCTCGGCCATTGCAGTTGCCCTTGGCATGTTTTCCCTCACCTTCTGGGGGAATTTCTTCATGGATGCAGGCATCATACTAGCCATCATTTGGACGGAAGGAATGGTGACGGAAAAGGATGATAATGAGCCCTTCCTGTGAACTATGCGTGCTAGAGCGCAAGACCCATTGGTATGTAGAGGCAGACGATTTTGTGGTCTGCGACTGTACAATTTGTGGCGTGCCTCAGGTCGTGCTAAGAGAGCATTCAATGGAGCCCTCCAGCGAGGTCCTGGCTAACATGGAGGATGTGCTATCTGCAATTGCCCGAAAGTTTTACAAGGGCGAAGGCTTTTGGATTGACAAGGTCCAAAGAAAAATATCGGACCATCTCCATTGGCACGCCAGGCCAGCACTACGATATATGAACGTCAGTCCTTGAGCAACCCTTGGAAATGCACGATGAGCACATAACGAGCACCCTTTGTGACAGGATTGATACCATGATATGTCCAACCATCCCATACAACTCCATCACCTGCACTGGGTTTGGGTATAAGGACTTCGTATTCGTGAATTAGCTTTCTTCCATCTTTGCCGAAATGTTTCTCATCTTCTGGTGTCCTCATGCGGAATCCACTAGATACTAATATTTCCCCACCTTCGTATTCATCTCCATCATTTAACGCAATCGAAAGTGATGCCATATCAGGAGTAGAATAGTTGGGCTCACCTGGGATGTTGGGAGAAGCACTAAAATCAACATGTATCATGGGGGCTTCTTTCTTGTTCGGATCGACAGGGTTAGCATCATAGTCTCTGGGTGTATATTTACGAATCCAGAAAGTATCCCATGAGTCAATAAAATCAATGGGTCCGTTATAGGGTAAAATTTCATTCATGACCTGAATCAAAGGCAGGATGCATTCGTGCAGGCGTTTTGCCATTAGATTCCCTTTAGAAAACCACGAATCAAATTGCCCTTTACCTTGATTACGCATAAGGGAATAGTTTAGACTGACCTCTGTGAGGGTGTCATAAGTGACATTGACATTAGATTTCTGCTCTTCTGGGCAGGACTCAAGATATTCTATCAGGTCCTTAGCCAGGCCGGGCTCGCCCATAGAATCGAACAGGTTAGGAAATGCAATAAACCTAGGAGCGGAATTGTGTATTGCAATAGGAAATTCATTATGATTTTTAATGGGCATACTATATGTATAAGGCTAAAAGATAGGCTCCTACTCCAAAAAACGTGATATCCAATAATCTGTCCTTCAGGTGCAAATTGTCCGCCTTTCGCCATTGTTCCCACTCGCGGATAAATCCCATGATTAATCCCGAGGCTACAACTGAAATGGTGCTTCCAGGAAATAGCAGTACAGGGAGCAAAACCAAGACGGCATAGACTGCATGACCTGTTTGGTCGATTAGTTGCTTTTTTAAGTATTCTTTCATGCTGTCACAATTTCTACGCCGAAAGTGTCTAGGACCGTCTCTATTGGGCTAAACACGGTGATGGTGTCCGATCCTGCAAATAATAGTCCAACAACCTCGTTGTTGTCATTCAGGACTACACTGCCTGAGTCGCCACCTTGGCAGTAGCCATCTGAAATGATTTGATTTTCAAACAGCACCGCACCTTTGCCTATTCCGTAGTCTACAAGTATATCAACATTTGTCTGGATGACCTTGCCTGTGGTCAGGCCTGTAGTCCTTCCACTTTTCTTAACTTGAAGCCCAATCTGTTCGCCATGAGCCCAGCCAGTGGGAATGCCTACTTCTAGGATTTCAGGAGAAACATCAATCCCATCAACAGGCACAACAGGAGCAGCCAAGGCTCCATCAAAAAGGTTAGGCGACAAGTCTTCCTCCTCTTCACAGAATATGCCGAATAGCGCACACAGGAAATTCTTAATCAATGCAAGGAACCCATCCTCTTCTGGTTTGCCTTTGTCAAAACGAATGGGTTCAAAGTGTTCCAAGGTTGCAATTTTGTTGGCCAACGCCACACCCCCATCGTGTGGCCCAGGCTGTAGGATTATGTCTCCCTTTTTGCCTGCATTGGTATGCGCCAGGACGTGATTATTACTAAGAATGAAATTATCAGTCCCATCTGTTACCATACACCCAAACGTCCCAGCCGTGATGCTTTGATGCCCAATGGACACGCCTCCTAGAGCAGGGCGAACTCTGGATTCGCGTAACCCCACTCCAGATGTGCTAAGACGGAGGGGGAGAGCATTGATCTTGCCTGTTTCTATGACATCAGTCTTGACGCCATCTATCTCGTCTGGAATCAATGCAGATTTACGCAATTCGCTCTTAGGCAATTTCTTCTCGACAAGCACAGAAATGCATGGTTCGTCTGTGTCTACTCCTCCTGTATTTTTATTCCCATACCCAACACCTATCACATTCTGTTTCTTTAGGAGTTTTCTTCTATCTTGTCTGGCAGTGTTCATGGTGTTATGCTCCGAATGATTCGCCACAACCACATGTGGTTGCAGCATTAGGGTTGTCAATATGAAATCCTGTGTCCATCAAGGAATCAGCATAGTCCAGGTATATTCCTGTGAGATACAGCGCACTCTTTTCATCTACTACAATTCGTATTTCACCATCGGTTATGATGTGATCCTTCTCCTCGTCAATTTTATCATCAAAGGCTAGATCATATCTCAAACCAGAACACCCACCACCAATGACGCTAATCCGTAAAGGATGATTTGCGGGCTTTTCCATCTGCTTTAGATGATACTTTATCATTTCTGTTGCCTTAGGCGACACGTCTATCATTTTTTCATTTTCTTCTTTTTACGACGAGGGTTAAGGAACAGCACCTGTGGCTCACCAAACACTGGTCCGCTTTCTTCGCCATATCTGGCATACTGTCCTTTCTTGGCATCACGCAATTCATAATTGAAATTAGGCGACACCCAAGAATTCAGGAAGATCGGACCCCGCGATGATCCATGATGGAAATTGAGATGATCGTTTGTTGCAGATGCATGAATGCGAGAAGTGGATCTTGGATCAGGATTCAGGTCTGTTCGTGGAGTGGGGAAATTGAATGTGCATTGATCCCATACACCTGTATAGTATGCACCAGAGTTCCACCAGACATCCATGATGGCCGTATTGGATGTGATTCCTGCAAAGTATCGAGAACGGGCTTGGGCTCCTCCGTGCAGCCATGTCTCGTGGCGTGTCGTGCCTGTGATCTTGGCATTTAGAACAGAGAAGCTCCCTCCGCTCCATGCAAGAGGCGATGGCCCCTGGGCCCAGTTCCATGAATTGGCACTCGGATCTCCTCTGCTCCATGTAGCCGGTAATCCAAACGAGACTCCATTGTTTTCAAATTCGACATCCCAATACAGGTTGGCTAGTGCATTGAATTGCCCTGTGGCTGCCCCCTGGTAGGCATTCATAAATTTGCATTTGATCCACGAGACTTCGGAACAGTTTCCGTGAAACGCTCCGAGCATCGTAGTGTTTGCAATTGGGCCTTTCCATGCAGGAGGAAGTGGTGATCCCAGACCAGAACCAGATGCATACTTGCCGCCATCGAATACGACATCATAGAATGTGCATTCCTGCGATGCTCCTCCCTGCCCCATGCGATTCTCAAAATAGAAATTGGCATTGGCCGCAACCGTGACATCGCGAGGATCATGAATGCCATCTTCATTGAGTGGTGCAGGGACTGTCTTGAATGTGATCCCTTGTATTTGGGAATGATTGAATCCTTCGGTAATGAACGTGGTACATTCTCCGTTTCTGGCTTGCCAAGGATCCCTCCAGATGATCGTGTTTGCGCTGCCATTTCCTGCAATCCATGCGCCAGAAAAATGATGATGTGTGTTGGCTGCAACTGTATTGAAATGCAGAGCATCCGTGATTCGATAGGTGCCCTTGGGAATATACATGACCTTGGGTGATTGATTTCTGTTATCAATATGCCCATATGTGTCGTCCAATGCTGTTTGGAGTGCAACTGTATCATCTACAACTCCATCGCCTACTGCATTATATGGAGCCTCGGTAACATCGATCATGCCAGGAAGTTTCTCTGTTAGAAGAACTCTGGGCGCAGGCTCTGGCACAGGAACAACAGGAATATGATCAACTTCCCCCTTCGGAGGAAATTTAGTGTACTCCTTGTCGTCTGGTATTCTTCTTTGGAATGGTCTTCCTTTATCTCCTGTTAGAGCATGATGTTCATAGTAGTTTCCATAGGAAATCTTGTGTTTTGCATTGACCTCAAGGATGTTGTCTGGATTTCTCAGGCAGCATCCAATTGCGACAATATTTGTCTCTGGTGCATTTCCCGAGACAATGGTCCGGCCGACTGTTCCCATGTTGGCACCAAGTATCCAGAGTGTTCCAGGTTTGCTGCTCTGAATATCAACGGTGTGTGCCTCACGGGAAAGATACATCGATGACATGGCATGTTGCATGGCTGGAAGAAATACGTTTATGGGATTATCTTCATATGATTCTCTATCATCAATTTCCAGATAGCGTGGAACTCTTGAATACGGTCCTCCATTCTCTGGAGTGTTCGGGCCTTCGGAACGAATGTCAACCAGGGCATGTGGCAGCCCATTGTACGTTCCTGACTCAATTCGGACATCGGCTGTGCCTGCCTGAGACTGATGCCCTGTCGTATACATTCGCAGGCGTCCACGCTTCTGCCATACATGATATTGCTTCCCGCCAAATGGATTGCTCTCGATGGCTGCGCGTGGATATCCTCCTCCACCAATATTCCCTCCCATGACGACAACATCTGCCTCTGGATGATCCACCATGATGGACGAATCAACACGGGCCCGTGCCGAGAGCATACAGGTTTCAAACTTGAAGTATCCTGGCCCCCGAAAGAGCATCTTGCTCTCGGTGACTGTACAATTCAGGAACTCTGCCCAGACAGGATCGATATTTCCTTCGACAAGAACTGCAACCTGATTCTTTGGATCGGCATCACCATTTGTAGCAACACTTCCATTGGGCTTGATGCCACGAAATGACAATCGAGAAAAGCTGATCTGACAGTCACTCCCTGCAATCTTGAACAATGGTTCATTTGGATTTGTTGCATACAGGGAATTTCCCATTGTACTCCCACCATGAATGAAAATAGAACGGGAATAGTTCTCAGGAATCACAATGGGATTATCTATTTTGTATGCTGCACCATATCTGTTAGAATAAAGGGGAGGAGTAGGAGGATGCAAATAAAAATACCCATCCGTGTGTGATTCGACTGCTGCGACAATGGCCGAAGACAGTTCTTCTGAAGATGTGATAGTAGTGAACTCACTATAAGTTTGGGGTCGAGCCATGTGTTACTTTTACCTCATTCCCTTCCATCCCTTGGGAAGAGCAGCCTCTCGTATTTCCTTGAGACGCCTCCGATATTTCTCTTTCGATGTCTCTCTGATGTTTGGGTCAAACACATCTTCGGACAGATCATAGGTCAATTCGCCATCACGACGAATATAGATTGGGCGTTCCTCTAAAAAACTTCCGAATGATTTCATTTTTCTATTCTCCGTTCTCTCCTTGCTGAAGAATATCTGATATTCTTTTCTCGTAGGAATCGCCCCAGAGCTTCCGTTCAAACTGTTGCTGATCATTTAACTGATCCACAATAGTTGTCAGTTTTTCGGTAGAGTCGTGTGCATTTTCTGCCTTTGTCATCCAACGCACGCCCCCACCAATAAGAGCCCCAAATGCAGCAAGTGTTAAAATTGTTGTAATGACACGCATTGGGTTGATTTTGAGTTCTACTGTCTTTTCCATCATACTATTTCACTCCGATAATGTTTCAGGGCCAGAAGGGCACCATACCCCACCCCATACTTTTTCGCATTTGGAATCTTCGGTGCACATTAGTTTCCATAGATTGCTCTCGGCATCATTTTCTTCACACCAGGCTTCTCCCATCATATCTGGAGGAGTGGGAGGTTCAACAGGTGGAGGAAGAGGAATACATGAAAAAAAGAAGGTGAATACTATTGACAGCATAACCGTTTTAAGTATATTTCGCATCATCAATAATCCCTCCTGCTGCTGTTCACTATTTATGTGTTTTTTAGTTCATCAAACCCATGGCCACATCTACCAGCCATACAATTATTGCTGCCATTATGCCCATTGCAGAAAATGCAGTATATACTTTGATCTTGAGCTTGACCAGGTCTTCGTTGACCTTCTTTTGTACCACCTCTGATATTCTGGCTGCGTTGATATGGCTTGCAGTCTTGCTCAGGCTATCGCGCAATTCGACAATTTCGTCTTTGGTGACTGCACTCACACCACTCTCGTCCACGATCATTTTCAGGTTTCTTAGGTCGTGGCGGATCTCTTTCAGTTCTTGCTCAAGAGCCCCAAACTCTCTGTCGGTAATAGTCCAAGGCCATTTCTGGTTTTCATCTGATGCATTCACACTTCTTCCTCGCCGTCTCGGGTAATATACAAAATGCGTTTAATCTGTCTCTCGATGATCTCTTTTCGATTGGGCCAATAAATGTATTTCTGTTCAAGAGACTCTGGTTTGATGAGATTGACCAGAAGAGGCAGGGTCAACTTTTCTAGTTCAGTCAACTTCTCGTCGACCTTCTCCTTGTGTGTGTCAATAGATTCTTGCAGTCTACGTTCAATCTCCACTTTTCGTTGCATTGGATCACCAATTGCTGCTATGATCTTGTCCAGTTTCTCTTCGCCTATTCCTGCCTGAAACTGCTGCTGCGGTACAACTTCCTCGTCTAGTTTGTCGATGATCTTGTCGAGTTTGCCCTCAATATGAATATCATCAAAATCTAATAGATTCTTAATACCAGAGAGTGTGCTCTGGAGTTGATCGACCTTTGTCTCTAATCCTCCCAAGTTTTCTGCCTGTGTGCCAATGGCCTCGACTACTTCGGTAGGCGTGCCTGCTTCTGGTCGCTCGTCCAAGAATTGTATGCCAAGGTCAATATCATAGTCCTCGGCCGAGAAGCCTTTTAAGAAATCGGGTACTGATTCGTCTGCCATGTCTTGTCGTCCTTTGTTGTATAAATAGAGAGTGTCCGCTATTGTTATTTATTTAATGAAGGATCACTAAAAATGGTTAATGAGACGCCACGCAAAAATGCAATTCGACAAGGTGTATACAATACAAAGGATCAACCAGTTCCCATTAAGGACTCTATCATCGACAAATTAGATATTACCGAGGATGACATATTAGAACTGAACGATGATGTCTTCCATTTTCCTTCGACAAAATAGGAGTAAATGCCCAGATGAAATCATTCAACACATATACTGCAATGAAAGAAGTAACACGCCCAGCCAAGAGTGACAATACTATTAATATGTATAAGAAATCTAGGCTAGGCGGATACACAACTGACGAAGGGCATGATTGCGATGACGTGCACCCTGATGTCAGCCACAAGAAATGGGCTAAAACTGCTTCGGAGCAAAATGAAAACGTGGCCTATCTAAAGAACAAAGAGGGGCATACGTTTGTTGTCTCCAAGAGAAAGATAAAGGGAAAGAGTCAAGACAAATTCTCAATGTCTGTTGTTGACAAGAAGGGCAAGACCGTAAAGGATCATGGTTCTCATACCTCTGTTGCGGGCGCAAAGAAATTTGGGGCGAGTCGAGGATTTAAAGAGGAAGTCGAACTGCTTCCTGCTGAATACATTCCCGACCATGGAGAGAGTCTTGACGAAATTTCTACTAAACTCAGACGAAAAGTTCGTAAATTAGCAAGAAGGCGAGAACACCAGGCAGTCCGGAATCTTGACAAAATTATAGACAAAAAACCAGCAACAGCGTCACCCAAGGAAATAGAGGCAAATAAGAAGGAACGCAAGCCTTTCAAACGTCAAGCATATAAAAGATTCCGCACTCAGGCTCGTTTCGAGAAGGGAATAACTCCAAAAACCGACAAGACCGCGAGACGGCGCCGTGCAAAAAAAGCCCTGGCGGCGCGGAAGGGGAGCGGGACCCAGCCCCCTGGCTCCAGCCTGAATAAACGGATAAACATGCGTGGAAAGGATAGCCAGCCCCCTGCACCGGAGAAACGCCCCACCCAGGGCCCATCGAGGTACGCCGACAGCTACACCCCCGACCATGGGGAGTACATTGACGAACTGACCGACCTGACTGATTTTCTCAAGAAGGGCGGAAAGGTCACAAAGCTCAAGCCCCGTGTTGCACGCGGTGCCACAAAGAGGCAGACAGTCAGAGCAAAGGGCAGTCGTCCAAATGCCAAGCAGCTTGCAGATAGAGCAGAAAAGAAGATGCGTCGAGAAGAAGCTGAAGCTGTTGACGAAGGAGGAATGGGCGGAATGCAAAGTGGTTCACGCAAGAGCAAAATTGAGAAGTCTGGAACACACTCCTCAATGCTAGCATATCTCACAAAATCTAAGAGAGCGGGCTGGAGTGATCGTGGGCGTTCTTCGGCTAAAGAGAAGAAACGAGCCAGCAAAGAGGCTCGTCAGGCAGGTAAGAAGGAAACTGAGGTTGATGAATCACATCCATATAGGCTCAAAAATAGAATGCAACAGGCGAGCAAAGAAGTCCTGACAGGAAAAAAGGCAGCCGTCGCAAAACTCAAATCCAAACAGGCAGCAGCCAATCGATCAAGCAAGTTCTGGTCTGGCAACAAGCAAAAGGCAACAACGAACGAAGGCAGAGTTAAAGTTGATGTGTCCCGAGGGCTTCGTGTGCGAGATCAGGAACAAGAAGCCCTAAAGAGAGAACGAGAAGCCCTAGAGAGAGAACGACGAAGTAAACCAAGTAAACCCCGCATACAGACCCTTAAAACGGGACCACGGACTACGAGGCCAACCCGGAAAGGATATGTGCGCCCTGCGACAAGCAAAGAACATGATGACGACATAACAGACGAATATAACGACATAACAGACACAAGGACAGAAGCCGCAGCAACTTTCGCTGCATCAGACCCTAGTGATGCTGGCTGGCGCAAACATGCACCCCCATCTCGTTCAAGTGGCGTTATCTCTGCGGTCAAGAAGGCCCTTGCAAAACGCAAGGCTGCCAAAGAATACAAGAATCTCAACCCAACGTCAAAACGAAAACGGCTTCATTACAAACCTGGCGATTCAATAAAACAAAAGGTTAGAGTCGAAAAAAATAAAGCTGCGCGTAGAAAAGAAAATATGAAAAAGTTAGGAACTCCAACAAGGGCTCATTATAAGAAAAGACTGAAAGATGTGCAAAGATCACAAAAAGCATATGCGAAAAGTGGAGGGAATTTATTGAAACATATAGGTCTTGTGAAAGATGGGTTTGGAGAAGGAAAGAAATCAGGGCCACCATTTAAAGATAAAGATTGGAGAGATGAGGACAAATATTATAAAAACTTGCCTCCTGGAACACCAGGAAGAGATCTTCGTCCAAGAACCCCAAAAGAACAGAAAAAACTCGCCAAGGACGTGAGTCGGGCAATGCGTAACAGGCCCAAGGTAACAGTAAAAATGGCGAGGAATAACACAGAAGATATGGACGAAGCAATATTTGATATGCCTATTGCAGACAAGGCAATAGACGCAGTAGGAAATGTTATTAAAAAAACAGCCAAAGGAACAGCAAAAATGGCAAGTAGAGCTATAACAAAGGCTATCAGAAAACGAGTGACAAAAAAAGGGAAGTTGGAAAGAGAACAGGAAAAACAAGAAAAAATTAAACTGCGACAAGAACGAGAAAAAACAGCCGAAGCAAAAAGAAAAGCAAGAGCAAAGCGGGAAACTCAACGACAACACGGAGACAGAATAAGACGAAAGAAACTAGAACAACAACGAAGAGGATCAAAAGCGACAACTACCAATCCATAATATGAGGTGATAATACGCATGTATGAATATAATGCAGAAGTATTGAGAGTATATGATGGTGATACAATTCGAGTGAATATTGATCTAGGGTTTGGAATCTTTATCCGAAACACATCTATTCGCCTAAAAGGTATTAACACACCAGAAATCAGAGGCGAAGAAAAAGCCCAAGCCTATCTCGCAAGAGATCGTCTGATTGCGATACTGGCTTCGGCTGATAATCGTTGTCGAATCAAGACAACCAAGGGAAAAGAGCGCGGAAAGTATGGGCGCATCCTTGGTGACATATATGTAGGATCAAAAGAGACTGGTTGGAATCATGTCAACCAACAATTGTTAGACGAGGGATATGCAAAAGCCTATTAGTGTCTAACGTGTTGACCCTTAAAACTTCTAAGATGGCGTTTTTGTTCACCCTTCTTGGCTAGGAAGTGTCGTTGCCTCTCTTGTCTTTCTTCTTGGTCACTACGAAATCCTCGTTGTTTTCTACGATTATATCTTTGGCGCAATCGTCCTACTTCTATCCTATGTCTGGCTTTTTCTTGTTCTCTTGAACCAGGTCCACCTGCACGAAAACGAGACTCTTCTTCGTCTCCGCGTTCATTTATGATATATTCTATTAACGAGTACATAAAGCATCCTCCTCTCCCCCTATTTATATAAAAAAATCCCCGCACCATTTAGTTGGTGCGGGGATCTCTTTGGGGGGTCAGTGTCGTAATATATAGTATTCTTAGAATACGAACTGAAGCCCGACAATCACTCCATTATCTTTTTCACCAAGGAGTTTTTCGTTCCAAAGGTTGACTGACAACATAGTATTCGTTGCAGCATCAAGAACAAAATTCAGACCATAATCATAGCGCGTCTGCTTACCACTTGCGGCACCATCAAAGTCAAATCTCTGATACCGAAAGAAAGGCTCAGGCGAAAGTGCCAAGGCATCTGTCAATTCAAATGCATAATCAAAATCATATGCAGCCTGAATGTAGAAACCATCACCTTCATTGAACCCTGTTCCCGGAACATATGCCACATCATCAAGGTCATAATTGTAATAACCACCACTAAGAGACGCAGTTCCTTCGGCATTCGTAGGAAGCCCGGCTGCATCATCGGCAGTGACTGCTCTTGTGATTTCACCGTCGATGTTCCAACCAGTGTAATCTTCGCCTCTTACGATTGCATCATTCTGTGTCTGAAGTGCAAACCCAAGATTGACTGCCACGTCAGATACTGTAGTCCCAGCATCGACACGCGCAGCAAACAGAGCATTGTCCTTATCACCGGCATCGTTCTCTACACCTTGGAAGACTCCAAAAGAATATCCAAGGTTAATAGGAAGCGCACCCACCGTGGGTGCCTCTGGTGCATTAAAATCTACACCACCATAAATGGCGGCACCATCAAGGCGACCATAACCACCCACCGAGGCATACTTTGATACCACAGTAGGAAGCGTCCAGGCTGTCTGACCATAATCACCCGCAAGACCTGCACGGTCCTGGGGTGCAAGAAAACGTCCAACTGTTACCGACTTCAAGAAATCGAAATCTGTTCCCAAAATTCCCAAGTCTGCATGAATCGACGCATCGAGCAAGTCAAAAGCATTGCTGTCATTTTTTGCGGCATACTGAGCAGTAAGGTCTGCGCCTACGCCGTAGTCAGTATTATCAATGCCTGCCGTGATGCGAATGTTGTCAATATCGACAAATTCGTCCTCATCGGCTCCGCCAAATGCAGCAGCACCACGAAGAGATGCGCCAAGATCAATAACCACCCCCGGATTGTCTGCCACTACGGCATTAGTGATCTCTTGTCCGACGGAAGACGACGGAAAGAGAACAAGTAACGATAGCAGCCCTGATGCCGCCATCAACGATTTAAAATTAGAATTTTTGTTTTCTTCTTCACTCATATGAGTTATACTCCTTATGTTGTTATAACCTACAAAAAGACGCGCGCTAACGCACGTCTTTTGCGTTAAAGTTTATTTAGACAACTGATTGTCTTCAAACGCAAATGTAGTTCGTTTTTATGCTTTTTTCCAAACAAATATTGGTTCATACTTTAGCCATATATCTTTTCCTTTCTCATTTTTAATCTTACAGAAATTCTTTGCCTTTGGTTTGCCTGTCTCTGTATCAATTCGATTACCCCCAGGCATTTGGGCTAGTGTCATCTTGAGAGTTTCTACATATTTCATGCCTAGTGATTCAAGAATGTCGCTACTGTCTTGCTCAAGTGGCAGCATGTCCTTGCCAAACTTTGCATCTGCAATGTTCCATAGCAGATAGCGATTAGGTTTCAACCACTCGACACATGTTTCTAGTGTGGGCCGTAAGAACCCATCTCTCCAAGCATCATAGGCTGTAAACTTTTTATATGACTGAGTTGGGTCGTCAGAATATGCTTCCTTAGCAAAATAGGGAGGTGAGGTAAAGACAAGATCAACTCGACCTCTAAATCGCTCAAACTCTTTATCTGCTCCGATAACTTCTGAACCGAGGCGAAAGGTTCTGAATGAGTTTGTATGAGGGAAGAGGGATCTTCCTCTATTTGTTCTTGTGTTGTAGAACTCTGCGAGGTCATCATATTTCGTGCTTTTCTTTTCTTGTATTTCGTGGTCCGTATTCGGATCAGTTCCGATGTAAACCACAGTCCTATCATCGCGTACAGCCATGGCCCCGAGAAGGCGACCGCCCCACCCAGCACTAGGATCGTAAAGAACAATTGAGTCGCTAGACTCTGGTTCGTCGTCAACAATGTGCTGAGTATATTTTTCATAAAGGTACTTTGCTGTTAGAGGTGGAAAGTTTACTGCATACTGACAGAACGAAACACGAAAGGCTTTTAGTCCCACAGGAAACAATCTTTGACCATACTTAAAATATCGTATTTGATAATTGTCTGTATCTATATAGTCAATATTTGTCTTACATTTGTCTGGAATATCTAAATGGTCAACTTGTTCTCTGTTGAGCGTCAGCCATTGTTGATCCTTCAGTTCCTCATTATAACCTGTGTACTCTGCATCTTCTTTCTTTGGTGCAATCCAGTAGTCACTCTGACCATATTGTCTCTCGTTTTTCTCAAACTGACGGATCCATTCTTCGCCTGTCTCGCAATGGAAAAGAAAGTTCTTCTTGTCTCTTGCTCTGACTGGCAACGAATAGTGATAAAAACTGTCTCTCTTGAAATGCCTACGGGCATACTTTGTAAATCGTTCATACAATTCATCCATTGAAAAGAAGTCATAAATGGAATGCCCATCATCATTTGCTGTATAATTAATGCGAGTTTTCATTTGGGTGGGGAACCATTGGTTTGCACAGTTTCCAATGACCGATGTGTTGCGAATAAGATTATTTTCGCCTGTCAGTTCATCAACCATCTCAAATTCATGGACAGGAAATGATTCCATCTTATCCATTTGGTCAATGATTTCCAATTCATTCCAGCCAACGCGAGGAGGTTGGCCTAGTTCATCCCATGCATACACAATAGTCTTTCGCATCTCGACTACCCAGGCACGAAACTCGTCCTCTGTCATCCACAGGACTTCTTCAAACTTCTTGTTGATGTCATGTTCTAGGATATAATTGTTTCGTTCATAAAAATGGTTCATCACTACCAATGCCTCAAGTTTCCTGCAACTATTACAAAGTTTGTTAACATATATAGGAACAAAATCAATGTTCTTGCGATGGCAACGTGATCAGAGAATTTATCGTCATCTGATCTTGCCTTTACACCAAGAGCATTTGCCCATACTTTCCAGAGATACTGCACTTATGCTCCAACATTCCAAAATAACGCGCCAGGCGATGCATGTTCCCTCATAAACTTCCATGCCTTGGCATCATATGTGGGAGCTGATGGAAAAGGAGGGGCATCTTCTGGCTTGACGGGCTTGTCAAATTTCAATTCGCTTCTATGATATATAGCAGTACCAATCTCATGATCCTTCATAGTATGTCCAACAGACACCACATGGACTTCTGCCTCGGGCCATGCATACTGAAGGGAACGATTGAGTGTACCACTTGATCCCACAGTCCAGACTTCTTGGGGATCAACAGGCAATGCTCTTGCAACTTTGATGAACGATGCAATGACTGTATTATCGCCTAATCCAATAGGCAAGAGCGACCTCTCCTCTGCATTTTCTTCTACATAATCTTTTGCTCTTTTTTGTGTCACATTCAACATTCCATTAGGAACCCAATGATAGATAGCCCCTTCTTTTATTCCCCTCTTCTGATATTCATGTAGATTGTCCATGTTTCGTTTCGCCATGAACAACACAGCCTTTTTACCATAACGATTGCACACTATAGGGAGACTAATCTGTGCATAGCCTGTTGCAGGACAACTTCCAAACACCCACTCTTTTGTCTTGGCAGCCCAAGGAGCGTGACCAATTAAAAAATCAACACCTCTGACTTTTGTGCCTGCATTGAGCATGTCATCACGAACGACAACAAATCCTTCATGCTCTTCTAACACAGGAGCAGGGTACGGATCTTCCCAACTATCAACTAATGGAAGATATTGGTATGCTGTCTTGTCTCTGTCGCTTGCCGTCGTATGTTCACACCAAAACTTTGTTAAACTCATAAAGATTTCTCACTTCCTCAATAATATCATCTACATTAAAAATGTTCGCATAGGCACTCTTTGTCTTAACCTCGTTCAAATAAGCCTTTTCATATTTTGGTTTCCTCCACACAGAATTTGTCGTTGCATCCTCGTCGCAAATAGAAATTTCATATATCTCTTGTGTTATCTCATCGAATACGATACAAACATTCTTTTCTAGATCTAAGTATCTTGCCTGTTCACCATAACAGTTTAGGTTATACTCATCACCTCCAACAATTTTAGGCGGAACAATATTAAAAAACTCTGTTAGATGTACCATCAATCAACTCCCTTATTTTATCATTGGCTTCGACATCGACGACCAAATGAATCCTATCTGTTGTACCATTATTTACTGCACTATGAGGCTTGCGGGTATCTAGGTACCAACATTCCCCTTCTCTCATATGTATAGTCTTTTTTGTGCCGTCTACCTGCCATATTGTAAATAATACATCTTCATTGGTGATAAGAGGGAAATGAAATCGCATTACATTACCATTCTTGACTCCTGTGTCTGGATCGACCTGGTCAGTATGCCTTTCAAGTTCTCCTCCATTAGGAGCAAGACGCATCAAACGAATACGATGAAGATTAGAGCCAAATAGATTTACTGTCTCTAAAGGATATTCTACTTGAGGGAGTCTCATTCGTAGTTCTGTATCCTGCATGACGAAATCTTCCTTAATGTGTTCCAGTTGCCATTTCTTACTCATTTCTACAGGCTTGGTAATAAATGCAGGGTCGGGTGAGTATCCCCTGAGAGACAAGGCTGACCATGATTTACCTTTGTTGTAGTTAGAGTAATGATTGGTGTATTCCTCGTCAAAATCTTTAATTGCATCAATAAGAGGTTGTATAGAAGTATACAGTTCCGCGGGGTCTATGTCAACCCTTTCTAGTGAACAATCTTCAACTTTTAATCGAGTGGGATGCTGTCTAGGCTCATTAAATAACATGTTCCTTGCATCTTTATAGTAGACTGCATAAAGTTCTCCAAATGTGGTGACCTTTGTGCCTACCCATTCAAAGCCTGCCTTTTTTGCTATATCATTTGCTTCCTTATCTTCTGCCCATATATACAACCAACATGGCTCGGTGAATGATTCTATCACCTCTGTTGCAGTTTTTTCATGCCCTTCTTTCCATGCTAGTTTAGTTATAACCCGGTCGCCCTTCTCTTTTACGCCAATCTTGACATTCCCGTACATTGTAATGGCCGACCTAGTTTTTGCTATTTTTGTATCAACCATGACAATACGTTTTTCGTCATGTTCATATATTTTTAGAGTATTACCGTATAATCCTGATGCAATGGTATTCTTTTTCATCGCACTAAATGGTGAACAAGAGTGTGTATTATATCTTGAATAGAAATCTTCTAACTCAAGAAGGTATTCAAGAAGGTATCCTTTCTGCCAGTCCTTCATTGTATTCTACTGTATCCTTTCACCTTTTCAAATTTAATGATCGTATTAAACTTGTCTTGTAGTACGTCACCCTTATGACTAATCACAAACACATTTTGATCCTTTCCTAATGTATATAGGATTTTCAGAAACTCTTGGGTTCCTGTATCATCAAGAGAACTATCGAACACTTCATCTAAAATCAACAAGTTTGTGTTGGTCGAGTTCTTTAGCTTTGCAATCGTTCTCCATGTAAAGAGTAGAGCCAGGTCAATCCTCATCTTCTCACCTTCTGAGAATGATGCATAGGAGAAGTCGTCTCGATGTCTACTCTTTATTGTTTCGTTGAACCCTTCGTCTAAGTTAAAGTTCACAAAGAAATCTAGACTAGCCAGATACTTATTGATAAGGTTGTTCATGACGGGAAGGTACTGTTTGATAATGAGTGTCTTGATGCCGCTATCTTTCAGAAGAGCCGAAGCAACTTTGTGTAGTTCTGTCTTGTTAGAGAATGTCTCCTTCTTTGCGTTGAGATCGTTCAATGCAGAAGTGGCCTTTTCAATTTCTTTTTTAACCTTTGTGACATCGCCTTGGTCTTGTAATTTATCGATGCTCTCTGTCAATGATTTAATAATCTGCTTTGAGGCTTTGATCTGTGTGTCAAGCGAACTGATCTCTGTTTGAATTTCATAGATTTTATTCTTAACATTTGTGTTTTCACCAAGAGTAGTATTGACCTGGTCTAATATTTCTTTGATGTTCGTTCTGGCCTCTTCTACTTCGGTGAGCTTCTCCTTCTTGGTCGATAGAGTTCCAGTCTTGAAGTGCCCGTCAATATCTTGTTGACATGTCGGGCATTCATCATGATCCTCATAGAATGAAATTTCACGATGAAGTGTGTTCTCTCTACTCTGAAGTTTGCTGTCGATACTTTCGGCTTCTTTCAATTTCTTCTTCTGTGGCTTTTCGTTGATTAACTTTAATTCTAATGGCTTTATGGCATCTCTATGCTCATTGACGAGGGCATTCATTCCATCTATTTCTGCCTGTTGTATCGAAATATCAGTATTGTGTTTGTCTATAATATCTTGGTTGCCTTCTTCCATTCTTTTGAGATTTTTTGTCTGGACGGTAACAAGCTGTTCGTTCAAGGCAATGCTGCTCTGATTCTCTCTGCTCTCGTCCTTTAATGCCGAAACCTTTTGCTTTAGGACATTGTTCATTGAAGAGAAAATTTGAATGTCGAGCAAGTCTTCGATCACTTCTCTTCTATGAGCAGCAGGAAGTTGCATGAATGGAACAAATGTGGAACTCCCTAAGATGACAACCTGAGTGAACGACTTAAAATTGATCCTTAGAATTTGTGTTTCTAATAGCTCTTGAAAATCTTTGAAGTTAGCCAACTGATTGAGGGGCTGCCCGTTTGCAAGGATTTCAAATACGGAAGGCTTGATTCCCCGTCGGACGACATATAGCACAGTTCCTATTGTAAACGAAATTTCTACAAGACAGTCCCCGTCATTCACGCTATTGACAAGTTGAGGCTTGTTGATTTTTCTAAATGGTTTCCCAAACAGACTAAAGGTAAGAGCATCTAGAATCGTACTCTTACCCACACCATTCTCACCTATAATTAGTGTCGCCGGCTGTCTATCTAGATCAATCTTGATCCAATTATTTCCCGTTGAAAGAAAGTTCTTCCATTGGATGCTATGAAAATGTATCACTATTATTCAACTTCCATTGTAACCGCTTCGGTATATAATTCTTGAAAGAGTTCCTGAAGCGCCTTTTTATCTCCACTCATTTCTGTCGTTTCAATATACTTATTCAGTATTGACATTGTGTCTTCGGCCTGATCGACCAGTGCATCTTCGTCTAACACTATTTCTGTAAAGTCTTCCACAACAGACACATTCAGAGGGTTGCTTTTCTCTAATTGGTCTAACACAAGATCGAACCAATAGGGATTTGTTTTGTTCTGCACGACAACTTTAACACATGTGCCCTCATAAAATGAGAAATCATTATTCGCAACCTCCTCAAATGTTTTGTTTGCATCGTCATAAAATATCTTATGGAACATTCTATGCGGATTTCTAATGTAGTCTAGTTCTCTGGTATCTGTGTCAAACACATGAAATCATCTGGGGTCTTGATAGTCTGTCAATCTTATTTCATATGGCGCACATAGATAATATATTGTACCATTATCTGATTTGTGATGAAAATGCCCCGTCATTACCATATCAAATTTACTGAACACAGACGCATCAATTCCGTGGTCGATAGCATACCCAGGATGCATTTCAAATCCAGCCACTTCTAGATGCCCCATGATAATTTGTGCATCGCTATTCTTTATAAAATTTGCAGTCTGTTCTCCGTTTGCTTTGTTAATCCATGGTAGTATCAGAACCTTTAAACCATCAAAGACAACTTCTTTGGGCACGTCATAGACCCAAGGCTCATGTACCCCATCAAATGAACTGAACAATTCTTTCATTGAATTGATCTCGTTTGTATTCTTCCAATAGGTGTCATGGTTCCCAACGATTACATGTGTATCAATGCCCATGCGCCCAAGACGATAGACAAATTTTTCTCTGAAGTCTCGAAGTGTGCTAAAATTTATGAACTTACGGCGATCTACAATATCACCTAGATGCACAAGTGTTTTAATGTTGTGTTCTTCTAGATAGGGAAAGAATACATCATCATAGAACTTGAAAAAATAGTCGTTGAACGAAACGGAATCATTTCTTGCACCAAAATGTGTATCAGTAACTAGTGCAATTTTCATTTAGCTTTACTTTTCTTTTCTTTTTGTGTGGTTTCAAAAGCATCGATGAATTCTCTCATATTGGTATAGATCTCAGCCTCGGGAATGAATCTAGTTTTCTTTTTTTCATAAGGGTGGTCAACAGTAGCAACAAACCCATCGTATAACCCTGATCGTTCCATAGCCTTGTACTTAATGTATAGTTGTTTCTTTTCCTTCTGTATTCTACGCAAAAACGCATAGTATATGATCTGGGTAAAGTATGCAAACGGATTCTCAGATTTCTCTGGATCAAAATTGTCTACATACTGAATACAGTTTTCTATCCCATCTGAAATCATATCTTCTCTGAATGTATAGTTGATAAAATTTGGTTTATAGGAAAGATGCGTTGCAATTTTAATGAAACACTCACCTATATAATTGGGCATTATTGGTCGAGGACCCTCAATAGTTTTTGATTCAATCACAGAATTTCTATATTCTACCATCGCTTCTAGAAACTCGCCATTGTTGACATAATGTTCTTTTTTCTTTCTAGCCATATTAGTGTAATGTCCTTTTTGTTTTTCTTACTAGTTCGTTAAAAACATCTTTTAGGGCTTCCATTGGGTTTTCTAATTCTTCGGCACCAATAACCTCCTCTTCTTCTTCGTCTTCTGTTAGTGGAGAAGGAAACCCCTTTGCATTGTATCCCTCTACTGTATTAATAAAAAACTTAGTAAAAGGAATAGAAGGATTTGAAATAGTCACGATCATATCAAGAGGAATAACAATAAAATCATCGTCAGTATAAGGATTCCATCTAGAAAGAAGAATCGTAGTTGTAACAAGGGGGACAGAAGGACCAGGCGTTTGATCAAAATTTATGATTTCCATTGCATTAGAAGCCTTGATATATTTGTTTGATGCCCAATTCTTATGATCAACCTCTGCAATAACAGTCTCGCCGCTAATTAGCTTAATCACTTTATAATCACTACTCATTAAAATTAACCTTATATATTTTTACGGGAAATCTTTCATTTCGATAATACTTGTATCGTTCGAGAAAATGCTTATGTGCAAAATTTTTATATGACATATAACTCAGATCGTCTACCAGATCATATAGCGTAGCCTTTGTCTTTCCTTCGCTTGTTCGTAGCCCTCTGCCGATGCTCTGCAATACTCGTATCTTTGATTTGCCTGGGTGTGCAAATATGATATTGTGTAGATTCTTAATATTGACTCCGGTCGAATACACTCCATATGATGCTACTATTATAGCATCTTTTTCGGTTTCTACAATAGCTCGGACCTGTTCTCTTAGGTCTACATCAGTGCCGCCATAGACATAGAATACTTTTCGGTTACTGTCTGCCTTTTCTTTAATAATCTTATACAGTAAATTTCCATGCTTTTCTACATATTGAAATAAAATAAGTGTATTTCCATCTAGGCTCACCGCAAGATTTCGTATAAATGCATTTCTCTTATTACTACTCACCAAAAAATTAATCTCATTGGAATAGTCCATCGCCGAAACAGACTTACAGGAATTTTCTGAATATTTTAATATGAGAGCATTAATATGAAATTCGGCTAATTGTTTTTTATCTATGAGTTCCTTTGTCGTTGTCACTTTTTTGACACGTCCAAACAACCCTTCTAAAACAAGTTTGTGCGTTTTTGCGTCATCTAAAGTGCCTGTTGTTCCAATTCGATATTTTGCATTGACAAGTTTCATCATAATAGAAGTCAACGACTTGGCTTTGAATTGATGACATTCATCACCCACAATCACATCATATTGTTCAAAATATTCTTGAGGCATTTTAAAAAGAGACTGCCATGTGGATATGGTAATAGGCAGATCAGATTGTTTATCACGACCTCCTATAATATAATGAACATGGTGTTTTGATTTCCAACCATTATTTTCCCCATAGTCGTTAAAATCTTTATAAAGTTGCGAAACAAGGGATTTAGTCGGCACAATAATAAGAGCTTTCTTCCCTTCATAATAACGCATGAGTGTATATATGATCAATGACTTGCCTGATGCAGTAGGGGAGAGCAAGAGGCACCTCTTTTTTCGGACTGCATGAACAAATGCATCTATCTGATAGTCACGAATGGGAATATCTTCAGGCAAATCAAGCGTCTCTATAAATTCTTTTCCTTCTTGCAAAGAATACTCTTCTGTTAATTCAATAGAGGCATCATATTGAATATCATAATCCCTATCTTGTGCAAATCTTTCGATATGCGAAAGTAGCCCAGAATAGATAGTGTCTTCTTTGGCGTCGAGTAAACGTATCCTTCCATCCCACATCTTGTTTCGATATGCAGGCATGAACTGAAAACCAGGAACTGTAAACGTAAAGTATTCGCTTAACTCTCGTTTTATTCCTAGTTCTGTGTCAACGCGCAAATATACTTCGTTGACTTTTTTGAGTTTAATTAGATCCATTCAAAAATTGTTGCCATTTGATTGCATTAGATATATGAAAACTACGCCCATTGATGCTAGTCATAATAGACTTAACTGTTTCGACCTTTTCCTTCTGATAATCAATTCTCAGCAACATCTTAATCAAATCAGAATCTGAATCCAAATATCTGGGGATGTCCTGTTTGAGTAGCTTGTGGTTAAATTGATCCCAGCCTTTTTCCTCTAAATCCTCTTGACACATTTTACCAGAATAATATTCAAACTTATCCCTTTCCATTTCCTTAAAATCATGATTCATCTTCTTGAGGCGTAAGTTCTCTTCGTATAAGATTTTAAGGTACTTGTTATGAAGGGTTGGTATATTTAAGCTCTCTTTGTCAAGCGCGACAGTATCCATTTTGGAATCTTTTCCCCACTCGCCCATAATGTCTTCCAATTTCATTCTTATATAAAACTCCACCAAGTGTCTGTATAGTATAGCTATTTCTTGAGATTTGTCAAGTGTTATCTGTCGATTTTTTTATAGGTATACGCAAAATAACGGAAAGTAGCCGTGGCTGTTAGATACTCCACATCGGTGAGTGTGGTATCAAAATTCAATTCTGATAGACTAACGGGAAACATATCCTGAAATGTAATTTCAAAATTTGGATTCATATTGCTGTTCAAGATTAGTAGTGTAGCATCTGACATATAGGCATCTACAAATTTGGTATTGGTAATATCTGGCCTTCTTACCGTAGGCCTATCTACATCTACCTTTGTGTCTCCTACATATTTACGAAATTGCTCAGATCCTTCTGGAGCTCCAAGCCCTAGTAACCAACTTTGCAACTCCATCCAATTGGTAAAATCTTCATCTACCTTGAATGTCAGATTAAACATATCATATACCAGAGTGTCTCCAGGGAGGTATCTATCGATGGGAGGCATGGTATGTAGAGCCTCTCCAATTGTTAGCCCAGGGATATTTGCAGCCTGGACAAACCAATTGACGTTTGGCATTTTTCTAATGCTAAAACGAAAACCAACAGGAGAAACATAATTAGTGTTCTCTGGTTGTGAGCTAGGAATAGCCATTCGTTATGTCCTCCTCTTCATTCACTATTTAGACAAAAAAGGGGACCCCCATAAGAGGGTCCCCTATTTTTATGAATACCGTATTAGGGTATTACTTGTTATTAGAGCAGATTACTTACTACAAATGCACGATAATAGATGTTAGGATCTGTTACCGCTGTTGCGTTATTGTATGCCCCTTCGGGGATTCCGCCATCGCCTGCGTTGGTTGCGAAAGGATTGTTGACAAGGCCATACCGAGTCTTGAATCCGATCTTGGGCTGGAAGCTCTCTTCGCCAACTGCACGCACCATCTGGAGAGGTACATACGGGCAATAGAAGAACCCTGCGTCATACGCAGATGAGCCCTTGTAGCCTACACATGCAAAGTCAACACCAGTGGCCTGGTAGGGGTCGATGAAGACCTTAAACTTGCCATTTAGTACACCAGCGAAAGTGTTGCCTGTGTCATCGACAGTTAGGCTATCCTTTAGTGCAGGTGTATGGTCAAGAATACCAGCCATTGAGAGTGCAGATGCAACATCTGAAGAACAAATCACGATGTTGCCGCGCCCTCTACGAGTTGCCTTGGCGATTGCATTTGCTTCTCGCTCTAGCTGGAACATGAGACCTTTGAACTTCTCAACGCTCCAACGACCATTGGCGTCAACGTCAAGATCGAACGTGCCTGAAGAGGCAGTTCCGTTTGCGGCACCCGTTGCAGCTTGCTGGACAATCACACGAATCACTTCGCGATTGATCTCTGCAAGAATTTCTGCGCTCAAGATGTTTGCAAGTTCGGTCTCTGCATCCAACCCGTGAATGGCCTTCAAGTCCTGTGCAAGTTCAATCGTGTACTCGGCTTTGAGTGCGCGACTCTTTGCGGTGACTGTGACCTTGTCGATCACAAAGCCCATCTCGCGGAAATTGTTGTCGGTCGTCCCGTCGCCAAGAGCTTCTGCAAGGGCTGTTGAGATTGCATTACCTGTTGCAGTTGCGCCTGACGCACCAGCACCCGCATGTTGCATACCGTCATAATTCGTATTGGATACTGCAAACGAGGTGTTGGCCTCATTGAACAGAGCCTCAGAAGGAACGCCCTGGCCAGCACTGGACCCCTTGGCGCTACCAATGTCGCGTCCGGCGAACTTCCCTACATATGCAGCACGCAGAGCAAAGATCAGGCCTGTTGGGCCTGTCATTGGCTGTACGCCACATACATCATATGCCACAAGATTGGGCATTGCACGTCGAACGAGACTAATAAGTACGGGATCGTAGTTATCAATGCCGTCGCTGTCGCCTGCGGTTCCGCCGTCGCCTGTTGCGTTAACTGGTGCGGCCTCTGATAGGGAGCCATACCCACGACCTTCGTAGGATGCCTGCTCGCGAAGAGCAATTTCTTGATTCTCTAGTAAAACAGAAGTCACGCTCTTGCGATAAGGGTCAGAAATCTTGTCTAGATCCTCATGCTCAAGAACTGGCTGCCATTTACGTTGTAGTTCTTCAGATAAAAACATCTTTAAACTCCTTGTTTATATGTAAACTCTTTTAAAAAGTCTATGCCTATTTATAATATGTTATTTCCGTATCGTTCTTCCAATTACTCTGGAATAGGCAGCCATGTCGGGGGAAAGGTTGGGCTTGTTCTCTTCTTCATTAAGAAGAGTTCCATGCTCTACTTCTTCCTCTGCATTCATTCTTGGCGCCTTTGGAAAATAGCTTTCTTTGAGTGTGCTGAGTGCATCATGATACTGGTCAATATCCTCAAACTCGACACCCTCGGCCAATCCCCTTAACTTCTCAATCTGTGTATCTGCAAGACCATCGCAAGCCTGAATCAAAACCTCAATCTTACGACCCTCATTGACTTCCTTCTGGAGATCAATGTTCTGCTCGATAGTTTCATTTAATCCTTGTTCTAGTTCATCAACCTGTACAGCCAATGCCTCTACGACATCGACCTTCTCTTCAGGAATATCAATGTAATGCTGCGTGAAGAGGTCTTTCAGCCCATTAATAAAGCCTTCGGCCACTTCATTTCTGATGCCCGAATCAATAGCCAATTCATTGACTTTCATCCACTCTTCTACTGCATACGAAAGATACCCATCAACCTTTTCTGTCAACTCCTCTGCAAAAGCGGTTACAGACTCGACAAGATCAGTTTCGTATTGTGCATGAATGGCATCAATGGCCTCGTTGACCTTTGATACAACTGCACCCTCGAAAATAGTCTTGGCCTTGGCCATAAACTCTTCTGAAAGATCTTCTGCGCCAACTAAGGCGGCAATATCTTCGGAGACATCCAAGTCTTCGGCTGTAATATGGACAGCTTCGCTGCCTTCTATTTCAACTTCATAGTCCCCTTCATCTTCTCCTTCTTGCTCATCCTCATAGATAGCCGACATGATCGAAGCATACTTGCCATCTAGATCATCGCCTTCTAGTTCACGAAGAGCGTCGAAAATGGCCTTGGCCTGACCTAGTTTAGTCTCTGGTCGGTCATCGCCCTCTTCTTCGGCAACCTCTTCGTCTTCGGCAAGCTCTTCGGAAGCTACTACTTCTTCTTCCTCGTTCTGAGGAGTTCCCTTTTGAGGCTTCTCTGCTGTGAGGTCACCAGTTTTCTTGGCGGCCTGAGGCTCTGCGGATTTCTTAGTCTGATGGGCTACTTTCTTTGCGTCATCAGAAGTTACACCACCTGTCGGCTTAACAGTCGTTGACTGAGCAGGAGGCCCTGGGGGCTTTCCTTTAGCCTTGGGGGCGTTTGCTTTTGCGGCAAGTTTCCCTTCGGCAGGAAGCGTTCGATTCTGAGGTGTTGCAGTATCCTCAGAAATCACAGTCCGGCCAGACATTACATTTCTTGCGGCCTTTGATAGCGACATATTTCAATCTCCTTACTTTAGAAACACTAAAAGTTTTCTTCTAATTGTATTTATACTTTTTATAGCTTTGAAAGGAAATCCTGAAACGCATTTAGTTTCATATCTTCTCTTTCTTCTCTAGTTGAGTTATCAATTTGTTCTTTATACTCTCGAATCCTTACTTCGTGCAACGATCCATTGTCCCAGACCCATTCTTTTCCTTCCATGATGCCTTCTACAAAGGCATTAGGTGCAGATGGATCTGCAACAATATCTGCTGCTGTTGCAAGATGAAAGTCATCTTGCACAATTTGGGTGTCGCGTTGAGGCTTTAATGAACCCATGCCTCGGGAAGACACACCCAAGTTTGCTCCTTCATCAATAAGACTTTTTACGATCTTACCATAAGGAGTTCCCATAATCTTGGCCTTTCCCATAAAGTTGTTGCCTTCTTTATAAAGCTCTGTGATCATGTGTGAAACTCTGTCGAGATTAATAGTAGGCCCTTCTGGATGCCCCAACTCACCAAAGGCTCTTTTCTTTTGGACATAGTTTTCGTTATAACGAATGACTTCGTTCTCTAGGACAGGCAACGGATACATTCTTCCGTTACGATTCTTCATCTCGGCCTGCATGAAGATGCCTCTGATAAAGTGACTCTTGTCGCCTTTGGCATCCTTTTCGACTAGGAATTCTACGTTTTCGTTTAACTCTGTAAATAGTTTCATTTTTACTTGCCCTTCTTGGCTAGAGGAGCCTTCTTGAGTTTTGCCATTACAGCTTTCCATGCCTTTTCTCCAGCAGGATTGCCGCCACCCTTGCCTACACCAGCGGCACGCAGTTCTTGCTTGTTTGGCTTTCTCTTATTCACATTATAAAAATGACTGGCGAATGCCTTTTGACGATCATCAAAACTAGGCTTTCCGCGAACCTTTGAAAAGCTGGCTTTCATTCGCGTTTCTCGTTCTGCCGGGGTTTCTTTTTCTTCGCCAACATTTTTGACATCTTCGGATTCTGGATAATATCCAGTGCGCTTATGGAACCTGTCCATTGCCTCGGGATCTTTATCATCTCTCTTACTGATAGGAAGACCCTGAATAGTCTTTTGTTTCTTTCCGGGCTTCTTTTTCTTTTCCCAACCCTTTGGATATTTTCCAGCCTTCTTTGCCTTTCCACCCATTCCACCTTCATCAATCTCTACGTCTTCACTAAACTTCTCATTACCCTTACGATACTTAGTATAAACTCCAGGGATTTTACGCTGCTTTACACCGGGTTTTTTATTCTTTGCCTGATCCTTTTCGCGAGCCTTTGCTGCTCTGGCAATCTTTGCTTTCCTATCCCTATCTC